ATGGACGCACCCCAATTCGCGGGTGCGTCACCCAGCAAGACCATGGATTCGACCCATGTCATGAGCAGCATTCCTGGCAGCCAGTACGGCCTCAAGGTCAAGCACCTTGACGACCACTGTCGCTGGATGATGCGCGCGGGACGCGCGGATACAACCATCAAGAAGCGCCGAATGTACTTGCAGTACTTGGCAGATTTCCTCGGCAAGGACCCGTTTCGGGCCACCGAAGCCAACCTTGAGCGATACCAAGACAGCCTCAACCGCGACCAGATCCGATACGCGACAGCGATGATCACGCCGTACTACAACTGGATCCACGCGAAGGGTTTGCGGCCGGACAACCCGGCCGCCCTGTTGGTATCGCCGAAGTCGAAGCGGGGAATTCCACGACCGATCGACGACCAGGATCTAGAACACGTGGTGCGTATGGCATCCGGGCAGCTACGCTGCTGGCTGCTGCTTGCCGCCTATGCGGGGTTGCGCGCCAAGGAGATTGCATATCTCTGTGTCGAGGACTTCCAAGGATTCGACGGCTACATGTTCATTCACCTGCACCGCACCAAGGGTGAAGTCGAGCGCGTGACCGCTCTCCCCATGTGGGTTTGGCGCGTCATCGAGATATCACTGCCGCCGTCGGGCCCGTGCTGGTACCGCCAGCGTGGCACTGGGCCGGTCACGCCTCAGCAGGTGAGCCAGTATTCCAACGATCACATTCACAAGTGCGGCGTGCAAAAGACGCTCCACACGTTGCGACATTGGGCTGGCACCCGGGGCGGCGAGACGACCGAGAATCTGCGTGTCGTGCAAGATTTCCTTGGACACGCGAAGCCGGAAACGACGGCCGTATACACGTTCGTACGCCCGACGCGCATCGCGGTGATGGTCGAGCAATTCCCGCGGATCGACCTCGGCGAGCCGACCGGCGGCGCTACTCTCGTCGCGTTCGACAGCGCGGCTGCCGACGACCGAGTTCCACGGGGGGACAATATGGATTCAGGCGATAGCGGTGTGGCAGCATGAGCGACTCGGACAGCGACAAGCCTGGCCCGGTGGCGATGACGTTCGGCTATGCGGTGGTACTCGGCGGACCAATCCTCGTTGTCGCCCTGATCATTTGGGGTGTCGTGTCCTGCAGCAGCGACGGCTCAAGCAAGCACGCGAACGCGAGCACTGCGGCGGCATCGTCGACTTCGAGTGTCCAGTGGCCTCCACCACCGCTGACCAATTGGAGTCCGCCGAGCACGCCGGTGACTACGTGGACACCTCTCCCGACCACTGTCGCCCCGCCGGCGACAACACCAGCTGCCGATCCAGCGGACGATTCGTACCTCGCCGCGGTACGCGCAGCGGGTGCGCAGGGATCTGATGACGAGCTGAACTCGGACGGAATGGCGGCGTGCCTTGATCTCAACCAGGCGGGTGAAACGGCGATCAGCGCAGCCGCGCAGCTCACAGGGGCTCCGTTCAATTTCAGTCAGCATGCCGCCGACGAGATCGTGATCAACGCCGTGCGCTACACGTGCCCGACCAATGAGTCGAAAATCGACAATCCGACGGACGGGAACTGAGATGTCCACCAGCTATCGCCGCGCGCTCGCGGTCCTCGCCATTCCGACAGCCGTTCTGGCGGTGCTCACCGCGTGTGGTAGCGGCAAGTCGTCCACATCGCACGAGGATTCCAGTCCGAGCGCGGCTGCCGTTGCGGGGCCGACCGATCCGGCGAACGACGGGCAGCTGACCATCACCATTGTCGGCGTCGACGAAGAACCGCTTGCTCCGAACGACGACAGCGCCGGGTCGGCGCCTGCGACACCCGGTGCCGTGTTCACTTTCCACGCGACCAACAACGGACCAAGTGTCTATGAGCCCAGTGGGAATTGGAACTATCCAACGCTCGCCTATGGGCCGAATGGCCTGGCGGTGCAATCGGCGATGCCGTACGCCCAAGAGGGTGATGCGTCGATCGGAGAACCGCCCTCGAACGCTATTCCACCGGGTTCGACCGAGACGGCCCGGGAAGGTTTTGCGATCAGGAAATCCCAACTGACGCAGGCGATATTGACGATGGGGACAGCAACCTGGCGAGGCGACTTCTCGCACTTCGGAGAGGTCGCCCCACAAGGCCCGACTGCGGGTGTCCCGCAAGGCGTTCTCATTCAGCCTGTCCCCAATACAAACCGCAACAAATATGTCGCTGGGCCGTTCACGGTCACGATGGTGCAGGGAATCGGGCAAGCCCCAAACGGGCGCACCGGAAGTGAGATCCTGGTCCAAAACACCTCAAGTGACTTCACTGGATATGCACAGCCCGAAGTCAAGTTCACCCAGGACGCGCAGTTCACGCCCCAATCAAAGGTCTTCGGCACAGACGCCGCTTACATGCCGACCGCGCCACTGCTTGGCCCAGGCGATCAAATGACGGTGTGGATTCCCGTCATCGCTGATGCTGGGCAGCAGGTACCGCCGCCTGGAACCTGGATCAACGCCCAACTCGTGCAGCTCTGGTACGGACCCGGCCGCAGCGGCCAAGGGACCATTCTTCATTTCGCCTATTGAGGCCACTAACCCACCCTTAGGAGGCTGGCCATGCTCGGAATCTTCATGTTCATCGTGTTCGCACTCGGGGTGCTCTATTTCTTGTGCAAGGGCATCGCGCTGCTGGCCAAGAGCGGCCGCGCGGCACGCAACGTCATCGATCGGAACGATCCCAAGTCGCCGAGGTACCGCGGATAGTTGCAACGACGATGCTCACGCCGGGTCAGCGTCGAGCCGGATCACCGCATTGTTGCTGTCCACCTGCCAGCGACGTCCGGCGGAGTCTGTGTAACGAATGGCGGCATAGCTGAGTTCTTCGCGAGCGGCCGGGAACAGCACAAAGTACGCCTTGGGGTCAATTGGCACCCACCTAAGTTGCCTCGCCTCACGCAATAGGATCTCTGGCTTTTCGGCGGAATACACCACCACCTGACTGAACTTGTCTGTTCCGATGTCTTGGTCGCCGGCGGTTCTAAGCTGGCGTACTTCAATGTCGAATAGCTCTGACCGGCGCCAGTTTGTGACTGTGATGCACTCTCGCGAATCTGGATAGTTGACTGGGTTCGGCATCCACCCTCGACCAATCTGCACACGCACAAGGGATGCCTCTAACGTCAGCTCGCGTCGCTGCTCATTCATTCTGTCTCGACGATCTGACGTTGCGATCCAGAGCGCGATTCCCGCCGCGAAAACGCTCGCGAGTGCCCCCAGCCACTGACCGAATCCCGCGTACCAATCCACATCTTGGCCGAATTGCATCGCGAGTTGAGTTGCGCCCCAGAGGATGGCGACAACCAGCACGCCTAGCAGTGTCCACATATAGACCGTGTGTCGACGTGCCCATCGCATTGCGGCTTTCATTGGACAGACTGTAGGGCTGTACACCAGTTGGATCAGGCGTTTGCGTTACTTAGTCGATCACGCCGCCCGAGCGACGACCATGTCGGCGCCAGCGCGTACAGTTACGAACGCGGAGGTTGAATCCCAACTAATAAGGGGTTCACCATGTCCCGCATCAACATCACCGTCACCCAGCTGTCGCCAGCCTCATGGGACGTGCAATATCAGGAGTTCGCCCAGCGCCCCGTACACATGCGGGTGCGGAACCTACGCGCTGGCATCGCCTTCTCGATCGAAGTCCAGGATCCGCTGCCGTCCTGGTGGAGCATCGGCGACGACCGTTGGCAGCTCGCGTTCACCCAAACCGGCACCGGCACGTCGCTGGCCGACGCGACGGGTCGGGATCTCGGGCTCAACGTCCGCGCTCGCACCGTGCGGGCTGTCGTCCTCGCTGTCGTTGAGGCGGCGGGACTTCCGCGCCCGCAGATCGGTTTCCAGTCAGCCGCTGACGTGACACGGCGGATTGGCCGCACTGCGGTGGCAAGGTCGCACACAATGGCAGCTCATTCGGCCGAATATTGTTGCAGGCAGTGATTTTATCGCCCCGAATGCAACATCGGTTAGAGCGCATCAACGAGCGCCCGCACAGCCTGCGTGTAGGTCACGGCCGCGCCCGGCATGTTCTCCACGCCATAGGCACAGTGCCGCGATAGGTGGAAGCTGTCGCCGAGATCCAGGTTCGGGTTGCCGACCAGGTAGCGCTCGATCTCAGTCATTGTGTCGGCAACACCCATGATCGTCTCGGGTGTCGGCTGCGACAGCCCGGTCACCATGTCGGCGATGTTGCGGAAGCCCGACGTCCCCGGGCAACTGGCGATCGGATCGTCCGGGATGGCGAACGAATGGCACGCCACGGTGGCGATTTTGCGCTGGCCGGCGCAGCCCCACGAGCGCGGATCCACACCCGCATTGCTCACCTGGTCGTAGGAGCGCAGCGGATCAGCCAATTGCGCGATACCGACACAGTGCTGCGGGTCGTCGAGCTGCACGAAATCACCAAGGGTCATCGCGCCGAGGCTGTAGCCGATGCCGAACCATGGTTCTCCGACCTGGTCCTGCGCGGCGAGCGCCCGGCGCCCGGCGGTCTCCGACTGCTGCAACGTCAGCATGCCGATCGGCCGGATCTGCGCGGGATAGTCCAGCTCCACCACGTTCGAGACGCCGACGAGCGCGTCCATGATCATGTTGTGGACGTAGCTTTCGCCGGTACCGCGGACGACGATGATCTTCATCAGATAACCCTTCGTAGCTTGCGGCCAGCCGCACGCACGGCGGCAGCCTCGGCAGGATGGTTCGGTTCGATCGCGGGCAGTATGCCCTCCACGACCTCGGTGTAATCCTCGATGGCGTAGCGCATTTGACGCATCTCGCCACTGACTTTGGCAGTCTCAGCCTTGACGGTGGCCATGTCCTTGCGCATCTCTTCAACCCAATCGCCGGCCGCATCGGTGATGATCTGGGCAGCCTTGGCCTTGGCTTCGCCACGGCCGAACATGCCTTGCATGAATGCCATCAGTACGCCGGCCACTACCGCGCCAGCGCCCGCGCCGGTGCCCAACGTCGCCAGAAACGAACCCATGGTCTACAGCTCCTTTGCCAGACGTCCAACCGCGCGTAGCTGTCGGACATCGCGAACGGCGACCACGGTCGTGCAGACCGCCAGGCCGATATATCCCCACAAGGCGAACGTGCCGCTGCCCCACCACGGCGACTGCAGGACAGCGATGCAGTAGGTGATGAGTGCGAATGTCACGCCGACATCGCCCGAGAATTGCAGCCAGAGCCCTTGATGCGCACGCAGTCTCGGTAGATGCGAGCCGACGAACACCAGTAGCGGGCAGACGACCAGGAGCGCCTTCCACACGTGATCGAGCCCTGATCCGAGTGCGGCCTGCACGGTCGTCGGGGCATGTCCCCACAGGGTCATATAGATGCCGCCCCAGAGAAAGCATGTGTACATGACCGCGCGGTACAGCCGCACCGTCTCCGAGTCGATCATCGCGCCCAGGCGTGTGAGCCACGCGCGTGTCATGACCGGTCCCGGTGAACGATCTCTTCGACTTCGTCAGCAACATTGACGATCAGCTCGGTGTCGCGGGTCAGTAACGTGCTGAGCGCGCCAGTGACTGCGGCGATGGCTGTGACCCAACCGATCTCGCGCAGCGGCAGGTTGGTGGCCTCGGCCACGATCAGGTTGGCGAGGATAGTCACCACGCTCAGTAGGCCGGTGATCAGCCGCGCGTATTGGCTGACCCGATCGCCCCATGTCGCTTCTGAGGCGAGCACGGGCGCGGCGGCTGGCGTCATGGCCAGCCGCCGCAGGCCCCGGCGGCGCGTCCACCAGGGCATCACGCCAGCCCCAACAGTTTGTCCACCGACGCCGCGAATGCGAGCACGGCCTGCGCCCGGGTGTTGCCGGCATCGGCCGCAGCCTGCACGATCTCTGTCGAGTTGGTGTCGCCGACGATGGCGCCGAGCTCGAGCCACAGGTCGTAGGCGTGTGCGTCGGTATCGAGCACATATCCGGCGAGAGTGTCCGTCGGCGCGCCGGGCGCCGCATACTCGCTGCGACCGGGTAGCTGCTGGCCGAGCTCGAGTGCAGCCTTCTCGATCGCCACGCGCGCCCACTGCTCAGTTGCGTCCGGGCTATAGGTCTGCGCGATCGCCCGTGGCGTAGGCGTTTCGGGCCACTGACCTACATCGCCGAGCTGGCGGGCGCCGTTCACTGCATCATCGGTGTCAGACATTGCGATTCTCCTTGCTGTGGGTGTCCGGGCGGATCATCTTCACGTCGGCGACGTAGAAGTCGATGCGAATTCGGGTGGCCTCGCGCGGGCCGCAGAGCAGCCGCACGCTGTCGGGGTCCACCCATTGGCTGATGTCGACGCCGTTGAGCAGAACCTTCTTGGCCTTGTGGAGCACCCGACCAACCGGATGATCTGTGGTGTAGTCGTCGACCAGCTCAACGATGATCCCGTCGGGATTGTCGAACGCTGCATTCTCTTGTGACATAGCTGATTTCCCTTCCGTCAGCTCGGGCCGAGCTGACGCATATTGGTGGCGAATTCGGCGAGCTGCGCGTCGGTCATGCCGGCAAGGTTCCCGGCCGGCACATCGCCAACTCCGCATGCGGCGGCGAACTGTTGGGCGGTCATGCCGTCGGCCGAGTTCATGTCGCAGTGGCCGAACGGCGGGCATCCCAGCGGCAGCGATGCCATCGCGCCCTTGAGTGGCGGACGCCCGGCTTTCTTGTGGGCGAGCATCTTGTACGGGTGGCTGTAGACGCCATCGGTGTACTGGTGCGCGATCTGCCCGGGCAGGTTCGGGTTCGCCCCGTACCCGGCACCGATCACCCCGCCGATGCGGCCGACGTACGCTCCGTAGTTGCCCCACATCGAGAAGAAGTCGCCGCGGTTGGCGTACAGCGTGGTGCGCCGCGGGTTACCGGTCCAGTCGGCCATCGCGTCGAGCAGCCCGTCGATACCGCCGGACTGATCGCCGCCAGGGTTGCCACCCGATTCCAGGTCGTTCATCAGCACTACCTGCGGATGCAGGCCGCCGTAGCTGTTGATCATCGACTGCATGGTCTCGAACGTCGCGCTCCAGTTCGATCGCCAGTAGCAATAAACCAAGCCGCACACGAGCTTTCCGCTGTCGAGCATGTCGGTCATGCGCGGATAGTTCGTCGGGAACTGGTGATCGCGGTAAGTGCCGTCGTTGCTGCGGATCGACAGGATCGGGTACGGATAGGTTCCGTCCACCGCAGTCTGAAACTCGCTCACATCGGCGAACAGTGTGTCGGGCATCGCCTAGTCCTCCAGCGCCTGAAGGTCGGCCTGCAGCTGCGCGGTATCGAACTGCTCGGGCGTCTTACCCGCATCGTTGAGCTGATCCGGCGACAGGCAGACGGCGTTCTCGTCGTTGACCTTCTGGATGACGCGGCGGTCGACGGGCTGCACCTTGCCCCAGGTGACCACATAGAACCACTGGGGATCGGCAGCGATCAGCGGCACGTAGTGGCCGCCCTCGATGTTGCCGCCGGGCCGCAGTGTCCATGGCTCGCCTTTACTGAACTGATCCATGAAGTAGTCGTAGACCTCGATGCCGATACCGACAGCGCCGAAAATGTATGCGCCGTGCAGCAATTGGTCGAGGTCGCCGGGCTGGATGGCGACGTAGGCGCCGATCTTGTGGCGTGCGCCCGCGGCGTCGATGATCCCGGTCTGCTGCCGGTAGGCGGCGACCTTCTGCATGTCCGAGCCTTGATCGGTGGACGGGTCGGCCGGGTTGAATCCGGTGCACGCCGAGTAGTCCGACAGCACGCCATCGGTGGTGAATCCGACGGTGCGGCCCGCGGCGGCGTTGAGCACCATGGTCTCGTGCGCGGGACCGGCCCATGCGCAGTCGCCGTACTGGTCGTTGCCAAGCATCCCCCAGCCGTCGGCCGGGACGAGACTCTGGTGGCCGAACGTGGCCGGTGGCGTCGGCAACGCTGCACTGTCGAGATAGTCGCTCAGCTTGAGCTTGACTGCACCCTCACGTGCAGGCAGTTTTCCGAGTTTCATTGTTTCCCTTTCCATTTAGACGTCCTTGGCCATAAAGTCGACGATCGGCGAACCGGGAACACTAATGAATCCGATGGTGGTGTTCTCGATCATGAGTCCGAAATAGCGGTGTCCGGCACCATGTGTGAAGCCACTCGGATCGGGACAGCTGAAGAACGGTGTTCCGGAGGCATCGCTACCGCGATAGAAGTTCCACGTCGTCGTGGCCGACCGATAGGTGACATAGAAACTTGTTGTGCCACTTTGCGATAAGCCGCTTGCCGAGTACAGATCGGTATACGCGCCGGAATAGAATCCGCCGTACACGTTGCGAACGATCAGAGCTGATGCCTCAACCTTGAGCGACAGAAATGCATTCGCGTTCTGATCCGAGCACATATTGAGATTTGAGTAGTAAGCGCTGCTGGGAATATTGACCGTGAATGCGCAGTCGATATCGTCGGTCAGCAGCGGTGTGTTGTTGACTGCGATCTGGCCGCCAGTGCCGGTGCCGTTGAAGGTGGCCTGTCCACCGGACATGATCATGTTCGCCGAAGTGCCACCCGCGTGCTGCAGCAGCCAGTTGGCGGTGCCGTTCTGGAAGTTGTCGGAGATAACACGTGCTGCGGCAGAGGGATTGGCCTGCGAGCCGAAAGTGAACCACGGGACGTTCTTCACGTAGTTGGCATCCATTGTGGCGGCCGGGATCTGAGCAGGCGACGTGGCCAACACGGCTGGATTGCGGAATCCGCCCATCTGGTACGGCCGCGACGGCATCGGCCCGGGTGCATGCGATGGGATCAGGCCGAGCAGATAGACGGTGCCTGATCCGGCCATCACGGCCTCCACCGCGTACACGTCGCCGTAGGTGACTGGCTGTGTGTCGCTGACCGAGAACGTGAACTGATTGACCGTGTAACTGCCTGTGAGCAACGCTGATTGGTCAGTGGTGGTGAATACGTTGTTCAGGTCGCCCGTGACCGGATCGAGCTTGTAGACGTTGAACACAAGCAGCGTGCAGGTGCCCGACACGTAGGCCGACCAGGTAACGACCTCCCGCTGGGCCGGTCGGCTGATCCGGTCGAATCCGATAATCGCCTGGGTGCTGGTGACCGCGATCCCCTGCTGGCAGCTCGCGTACGGCACGGTCGCGTCCGCTGTCGGATCGCTACCGGACACGTGCACGGCCGTTGCGCCAGTCAGCGACAGTTGTGAATTGGTAGCTGCGACACCGTTGTTGGCTGTCGCAGCGCTCGCGATCGCCTGATTGGCCTGGGCCATCAGCTCGTCGGCCCACGCGGTCAAGCCCGCGAATGGATCGACACCGAAGATCGAGATCCCGGCGAGTGCATAGAGCACGTGCGCGAGGATGACGTCGATGAAGGCTGTGGTGAAGCCCTGAACGAACTGTTTCTGCAACGCCATTGGACTAGACCGGCTGCACTCGCACGCGCAGCTCGCTGAGCGCTGTCGTCGTCGACCACACCGAGGTGCCGTACTGGCGCACCGCCGACACCACGATCGTCTGCGCCGTGCCGGACGCCACAACGGCGGCCGGCGACGAGTCGCTTGGTGTCATCGAGACGCCGAACATCGGCCGCGCCGAGACGTGGAATCCGGTGGCGCTCGCCTGCCCGCGCCCGTAGCCGACCTGCGTGCCGGTCGCAGCGATCGTCGCCGCGGTCGAGGTCGACGGGCCCATCATGATCTGCAGGTCAACGCGCGTATCAGCCGCGGTGACCATCTCCATGTCGCACTCGACCATCGGCCGCCAGCGGTATGGCTGGCCCGGAATCGTGAGGGCCACCGACTGTCCCGACGCGGTTCCCGTCGTGCCGTTGATCGCGCTGAACGAAGACGCCGGGACCACGTAGTACGGCGATACCGGCGCATTCGGCACCCAGAGACCCTTGGTGCCATCGAACGAGAGGATCTGTCCAGCTGTCGGCGAGTTCGCCAGGTCGGCGGCGTTGAGGATCGTTCCGACCGAGCCCACACCCGGCACGCCCTGCGGAATGTTGAGCGTCAGGTCGTACACCGACGCGACACCCGCGCCGCCGGCCGACACCAGCGTGGCGCTGCCTGATCCCGACGTGGTTGGCAGCACTGTGTTCACGATCAGATTGCGGATGGTCGGCGGCTGGCCTGGATCGCCGTCGAGCAAGGCTGACAGCGTGGACGATCCGCCGTCCGGCGTGATGATCAGCGTCGCAGTACCGGTGCCGAGCGCGTCATAAGACCCGTCGAAGATGACTTGCACTGTGACGGTGACGGTTCCGTCCGGATTCTCTACCCAATTCGACATGCGTCCTCCTAGACGGCCTGCAGGGTGACTGCCTTGATCACGTCGTCGGCCGACTGGATATAGCGCGACAACTTCGCCCACGGCGACTGCTGAGGGTTGTTGTCTCCGACGGTGATTAGCGATTCGATGAAGTTGCTGCGGTCATCGGTGAATACGAATGAATCGCAGTAGTCCGTGTAGATCACGCCGTCGATGACGAAGCTGATGGCGTGCCCGATCTCGAAGTCCTTGCCGTACATGTACGGCTGTCCATCGCGGGTGATGAACTGGAATGTGTATTGCCCGCGCGTGGTCCACAGCGCATCTTCGAGCGCGATGAGCTCGTCTGCGGTCCATGCGGTGCCGCCCGACTGGGTGAGCGCCTCAGGCCAGCAGAACCGGCCTGCCTCGATTCGGCGCGCGACGTCCTCAACCTGTTGAAACGCCAGGATGATGTTGTCCAGGATCCCGTCGAGAATGTTGTCCGCGACCCCGCTCACGCCCGCGTAGGCCAAGATTGCCGACAGCAACGCCTCGAGCAGGAGGTCGAGCAAATCGTTGACCCAGGTAGGCGATGCGCCGCCGCCAACTACGGTGTGCGCCAACGGCGTATGCGCGCCGACGTGACTTTCCTTGATCGCCGAGTACGGTCCGTCTTCGTAGACGATCCACGGTGGCTTGCTGTCGAGTCCGAGCCAGTCCGACAGGATTCCGGCGTATGGGTTGGTGGCGTCGGTGTCGTGGTTGAGCGACTGGTCGGTTCCGGCCAGGGCGGTGATGATCGCACCGAATGCGGTATCGGCGAACTCGACTGCGGTGCCGATGAGCCCGTCGAGCATGGTGCCGGTCAGGCCCTGCACGTTCGTCTCGTCCACGACGTCGACACAGACCGTCGGCACGGTGAGCTCGAACGCGTCCGACGGCTGCGGATCGCCCGGCTCCCATAGCCACACCTTGAGCCGTAGACCGCAGTCCTTGAGCGTGGCGGCGATGACTGTGTCGATCGGCTGCATCCGCGCGACCATTGCGGTCCACTTGCTCGTGTCGGTGAGCATGTTCGTCGGTAGAACGACGATGGGCGGCTCAAATCCGTTCTGCAGGTCCGCAAGTAGCGTCGCGAACATGGCGGCCGGCTGGCCGATGTTGTTGATGAGGTCGTAGACCAGGTCCAGGCCGTAGAGCCGGAAGATCTGTTCCGAGATCATGTTCTTGATGCAGCTGACGGCGGGGCCGATGTAGATGGCTTCCTTGATCGGCTGGAATTCGATCGGTGACCACCACGTCGGGAAAACGAGAATCTTTGATAGCCAGGACAAATCGTCGATCAACTGCGCGGTGTAGGTCGTGACGCCGTCGACGGTGTCGCGGGTGCAGTCGGTGACGCGGCCCGTCCACTTGAAGTGGTCGGTGCTCATCGTGATCGGCACGGTCGCGTACTTGCAGGTCATTGCGACCTTGGCCATCGGGTCGTCGCCCTTGAAGACGACGGTGCCGGGCCCTGGCACGTTGCGCTGGAAGGTTCCGGTGGAACTGATGTAATCGCCGACGACACCCTGTGGGTAGCCGTTGACGTCTTTCAGCTCGATGTCCAGAAGCGTTGGCGGCCCGTAGTTCTCGTTATAGAACGCATTGGCCCGGTCGAACGCCTCGGCGCTGGTTACCTCGGTGATGTCCAGGCGCCCGTCGGCGTGGGTGACGGTGCCGTCAGCCTTGGACCAGCCGATTCCGTGGCCGCGGGCCGATCCGCCGAATGTGCCGTCGGCGAAGCTCGTGCCGATACCGGTGCCACTGGCTCCCCCGGCTTCGCCTTCGTGTCCGTCGGCGAAGCTTGTGCCGGTGGCCGATCCGGTCGCGCCATCGATGTGGTTGACGTGGCCGTCGGCTGTGGACGTGCCTATGCCGGTGGCTGCCGTGGTGCCATGTCCGGCGACCCATCCATCGACACTGCTTGTGCCGGTTCCGGTTCCGGTGGCGCTCGACAGTGTCGTTCGGTAGCCGTCGGCGCTGCTGCTGCCGGTTCCGTTTCCGACCGTGCCGCCGCCGCTGGCTCCTTCGGCATAGCTGGTGGCGGTGGCTGTCGATGCGGCCGAGCCGAAGAGGGTGCGGCCACCGTCGGCGTTGGCTGTTGCGGTGCCGGTGCCAGTGGCTGTCGAGCTGGCGGTGCGGACACCGTTGGCCGAGCTGGTCGCTGTCGCCGATCCGCTCGCGCCACCCTGGCCAGAGACCTTGCCGTCGGACGAGCTTGTGCCGGTGCCAGTTCCGGTGGCGCCGCCCGTCCAGTTCGTCGAGCCGACGAGGCGGATTGAGCCGCTGACCAAGCCGCCAGAGGTGGCGTTCGTTATCGACGTCGAACCGGTGCCATCGATAACACCGGCGCGGCCACTCCACACAAGCGATCCGCCGCCGCCCTGCACAATGCCGCGCGACGTGCCTGACGTGGCCGTCATCGCATTAGCGGAACCGAAGAACGAAACCGTGTAATCGGTGGCGTTCTGGCTGATTGTCGCCGCGCTCGCGCCGGTCGCCGTCGACCAAGGCGTCGCGATGCTGGTCACTCCCAGATAGGAGGCGGCGACCATCGCCATGGAATAGACGCTGCTGCTCGGCAGCGTGACCGTAATCGCCTGCGACCCAGCTGGAACGCCGGTCCAGTAGTAGACCCAGAATTTCGCATTGCTCGATTGGACGAACGAACCCAGCAATGTGCCGGTCACGCCGCCGCATTTGGCGTTCGTCGGCGTGGTGCCCGTGTCGCCAGTGGCGAACAGCAGGAACACGTCAGCGTTCCCGCTGCCGCCGACCGTCAGTGTCACCGACGGCGTGCCCGTATAGGACGGCTGCCCGGTGACCGAGTTGTCGAACGTGATCGTCACGTCAGACCCTCATGAGCGCAGCGGCTCACAGATCCCCGGTCAGCTAGCCAGGGTTCCGAGGTTCAGCTGATCACTCGAGAGCGTGTAGTTATCGCCCGTCGACCAGCTACGCGCAGTGTTCAGCTGCTCAGCCCAGATGCAGTTGCCGCCTGATGCGGCATCCCACAGCGTGACACCGGTCAGCGTCTCCGACACCGAGGTCGCCGTGCACGAAAACGTCGGCGCCGTACCGGTAATCGAGATTGAACCGCCCGACGCGGCCGCGAACGCGATCGCCACACGCACAGTGCCGCCGACGGTGCCCGCGCACAGGGCCGCGGTGCCTGATGCGCCCGGCGCACCAACATGCAGCTGTGCGTAGATCGTTGTCGGCGCGGTGTATGAAGTGCCCGCACCGCCGCCGCGGATAGCATTCAGCCACGCATTCGCGATGTAGGTGGTCATTCCGTATGAGGACATGATGATCCCTTCCCACGCCCAATGGACGTGCGACTAGAGGGTTAATGCGTTGGGAGAGCTAGCTATTCAGGCCAGATGCGGCACGGCGTGAGAGTCGCTGTTGCCGCCGTGGTGCCCGGCACGGCGCCGGTCACCTGAATCGGAATCTGTACCGCGCCCGCTGCCGGGTTGCCCGGCTTCATCGGCGGTACCGGCTGGCTGAAACGGTTATGCAGACGCTCGAAAACGTCCGCATCCGTGTTGACCTCGACAGCCGAACGGCGCCGCGGCAACGTCTTGAGCAACACCACTTCCCGCGCGTACAGCTGAATGCTGATCTGCCGCGTCGAGGTCAGAGATCCGTTATCGCCCATAGTGAAAATGCCGGGACCCTGCAGCAGGATCTCGGGCCATGCTGGGATGCTGCCGCGGTTGAACAACGGCAGGAAATTGTTCGGCGAGACCCCCTTCGGGTCCGACAACGTCGCAACCGCGGTGCTGATGACCGCGGACGACGACGGAAACGACTGCCAGAACGGAAAATCGCCCCGCGCAGTCCAATCCACCTCCCACGTCTTCTGGAAGCTGCCCGGCAGATCCGAGGTCATCGGCCCGAAACGGCGCAGCATCATCCACCAGGTGCCCAGCTCCCGAGTCGTCCACGACAACTTGCCCTGCGAGTACGGCGACCATCCGTCGAACCAGGTGCGCCACACGCCGCGCCGATCCATGGCGTTGATGCCGTTCACGCTGATCGTCATGTCCAGCTGCACCGGGTCGAAATACGATGCGAGCCAGTCGACGCCGTCCTGCCGGGCGCCCTGCTGATCGAGGTGCTTGAACGGCCCGTCGACACCCTTGATCTTCTTGAGCTTGATGCCGTGCGTCTGCTGCAGATGCGCCAGCGGGCCCGACAGATAGTGCCGCGTGCCGTCGATACCCACATAGGTGAGGTCCGGCAGCTCACCGACGAGCATCGAGCGTGATGGGCCCGACTGCAGTGGCATCGGAATGGTGATCGGTGTGCTCATGTATCAACGCCCCGTATGCAGTCGATATGGTGCGATCCAACGTGCAATCTCGCGCGCAGCGGCATGCTGATCTCGCTCTGGCGCAACGAACTTCTCGATGTTCAGCAGATGGCCGTTGTGGACATTGGCGCCCGTGTGATCGTTGTCGAGCCAGTTGTCGAGCTTCTCGGTGTGGCGACCATTCAGGACGCGCTCGGGCTCGCGGGTGCCCTTGGCGATCGGCACCACGCTGATGCCGGGCCCCGGATCGGGCAGCAGACCGCCATCGTCGTAGAGCGGGATCTTCTTCTTGTCGATCGCCGGAATCTTCGCGATGGTGTCGATCTGCTTGCCGTCGTCCTTGCCGCCAGCGCCCGTACCGATGGGCGTCTTGCCGCCCAGGCCGGTGAAGATCGACGGAGTGCGCGGCGCGCCACCATATTTCGCGCCCGCGAACGCTGAGCCGATCTTGAACAGCGGCGATTCGCTGATCGACTCGAGGTTCAGGTCACCGACACCAGTCGTCTGCGAGATCGCGTCCCCGGCAACACCACCGAGGCGCGACCACATGTCATGCCAGGTCAACGAGTCGCTACTGCCATCGGTACCGGTGCCGTTGGTGCCCGGGTCGGTCGAGAGCTGATTCTGCAGCTTCGCGACGTCATCACCCTTTGCCTTGGCATCGTCGAGGTACTTCTGCGCGGCAGCCTTCTGCACCGCGGCATCGGCGCGGTACTTCGCGGCATCCTTGGTGTACTTGACGCGTTGAGCCACGGTCTTGGCGGTCGCGGCCTGCTGGTCGGCACGCTGAGCATCCGCCATATCCGAATCGGCCCGTGCTTGAGCGGCTTTCGCGTCAGCCTGGTCCTTGACCGCCTGGTCCTTGGCCGCCGTGATCTTGTTATTCAGATCGGTCACCTGCGCCGAATCGAGGCCAGATCCGGCGCCAGCGCCACTACCGGTGCCGCCGTCCGGAGCTCCCGCCTGATACGGCGGATTGAACTTCGACGGATCGAGGTGATACTGCGCGGTGAACTCTGGGTCGAAGGGCGACTTGGCATTTGCGCCAACACGCATGGTCTCGCCCGACTGACGTTCCTCGAAATTCGTTCCGAGAATCGACATCAGCATGTGTTCGGGGTTGACACCCACAATGAAGGCGTCCTGGCCTTGTGTCGCGCCGCGGATCATGTCGGGCCAGCTGCCCGCCAGCATCGTGTCGGTGGTGCCGATACGGCCGTTCGGGTTCTGATCGCCCTCGGCGACCTTCTGGCCGAAGCCGACGAGCGCCGAACAGTCGAGACCGGCTGCCGACGCACCGCCGTACACGTATGGGATGCTCTCGTGCGCCGTCAGCCAGCTAATGGCATTCGCCGGGCCCCCGGTTCCACCGGCCGCAACGCCAGCGCCTGAACCGTCTACGCCAGCACCGGTGCTGACTGCTGAGACGCCAGAGCCCACGACGCTGGCGCCCGTACCAGTGCCGACCGACGAAACACCGGGCGCGACGGAGACCGGCGACGAACCGCCAGTGCCGACACCGGCACCCGTGTAGTTCGAGCCAGTGTCGCCGTACACCGGAACGCCGTTCGCGTCGGTCGGCGGCTGCACACCCTGGTTCGCTGAATCCTGCTGCACGGGTGTCGAATTACCACCCGGGCTGACAGGTTGGCTTGAAGGCGGTGTGCCCAACAGGCTCTGCGGCACCGGCTGCGGCCCGACCTGATTCCAGTTGTAGGAACTCGGATTCTGATACGGAGTCGCGCCGGGAATCGGCTTGTCATCATGATCCTGCTGCCCGTGGTAGTACTGGCCCGGAGCTGGTGCGGCCTGAGTCATTTCGGCTGGCGGGGTGTAGTGATCTTCCTGCCCGTGGTAATACATGCCGGCCGGAGGCGGTGCGGAATTCATTTGCGCGGTCGGCGCAAGATTGCTGGGCGGCGCACTCGGACCCATATTTCCGGCGATGTTGGCGTTCGGGTCCCACTTGCTGTTGGAGCTGTTCGGGCTCCAGTCGCTGTTGGTGTTCGGGGTCCATCCGCCGCCCGTGAAATGCAGCACCTCGCGCATCGTGAGACCCGCGATGCCGCCTCCGGCATATCCATGTCCATGGCCCCAGGTGCCGAGCAGATCGCCGCCATGCTGGCTCTTGAGCTCGCGCATACCGAGCCGCAGGTTCGTCAGCGGGTCATGAATGTTCCCACCGAGGTCCGCCAGCCCGAGAGCCTGCGCGGTCCGCGGCGTCACCTGCACGAGCCCCTGAGCCTCGTTGCCACCCGAGTTGACGTCCTGGACCTGCTGGCTGATGTTCGGGTTGCCACCCGACTCGGTCATGATCTGCGCCTTGGATGCGTTCACATACTCGTCGGAGGTGGGGAATCCTTCGAGCGCCAGCGCCTGCTTGATGAGCGGCACCCACTGCTCAGCACCGGCACCGGAGGCCCACGGCTCATTGCCCTGGCCTCCCCCGGGATGCGAGCCGAACCAGCCCTTGATCATGTCGATCGCGCCGTCGAGCATCCGCGACGGCACCGAGGTGACAGCCTTCCAGAAATCGTTGCCGCCATCGGGTGCGCCCGAGGCCTTCTTGATCCACTGGTCGAACAAGCTGCGCAGCTTGCCGACCGGATCAGCCACCCAATCAGCCACAGAGCCAACCATTTTCGTCACGGATTCGACACCGTGCGCGACGTCGTGGCCGAGGTGTTCGACGCCGTGGACTGCGCCGCCGACGATGCCGCCGAGGTCGAAGTGATAGCCCGGGATCGCGCCATTCGCGTTCGGCCGACCGTTCGAGTACTGCGCGTTGAGCGCCCACAGCCCTGGTGCGCCCCCGATCGCCTGCACGCCCTGCGGAGTCAGACGTGCCTCGCCGGGCGACACCATCGAGTTCGCAATACCGCCACCGGCGAACGCGCGGCCCGAGTTCAGCGCATTGATTGCACGAGAACCGAGCGCCTTGGCTGCTTCGGGAACGATCCAGCCGTCGCCGGGATTGCTCTGCGCGGCAACGGTATCGCGGCCGGGTGCGTAGCCGGGAACGGTGCCGTACTGGTTGTAGACGCCGCCACCTGCGAACTTCGAGGCATCAACCTTGTCGATCTTGCCCAGGTGGAAGACGCTGGCAATGCCGTTCCACAGCGGTACGATTCCGTCGTCGTAGACGGTTTCGATGATGAATTTCGCCGGTGCCTTGACTATGGATTCGATTCGGCCCCACTGCTGTTCGACCCAATCGACCATGCCCTTCGCGGCATCCTTGATGCCCTTCCAACTGTCGGTGATCGCTGTCGAGACCGGCTTGATCGTCACGTCGTACACCGCATGCCAGGCCTTGGTCAGGTCATCCCACGCTGGCTTAACATCGTTGTCCCAGAACGAATCCCATGCCGCGCCCAGATCGCGCCAGACGGCGGCGATGTCGTGACCGCCAGCCCGCAGTACGGAAGTGACTGTACCCCAATGCTTTACCAGTTGCTCGGTCGCGACGATCACCGCGCCGACCGGGCCAAGCAGAAGCAGCAGCACATCGTGGTACTTCTTGACCCAGGACCAACCGTCTTTCACGATGTCACGGAAAGTCTTGCAGTGCTTGTACGCCTCGTACAGCGCGGTGCCGATTGCAGCAACGGCGGTGACCGCCAACAGGATTGGGTTAGCATCCATCGCCAGATTCAACAGCCACTGTGCGGCGGTCATGGCGCCCGTCGCGGCAGCCGATGCCAGCTGCGCCACCTTAAGCGCGATGAACGATCCCGCTGCGCGGGCATTCTGAGCAACCCATGCGCCTGCCGACGCCACCGAATCCTTGAGTGCTGCAGCCTTTGCGGCGGCGAACGTGCCCAGGGCCTCGGAACGCAGCGCCACCCACGCCTTCGCGTCGCCGAGCTTGGACCACGCACCCGAGGTGGCCTCAGCAGCGTTGATCGCGCCCACTCGGATGCCCGTCCACGCCGTCGAAGCCTTGTCGGCGATCTTCGAGAACGCGCCCGCCGATTCCTGGTCGCCGACCAAGAACTTGAGGGCCTTCTGCGCGCCGCCGATACCAGACTCGACCGCCGACCATGCGGCCTTACCGGCCTTGACCGTCACCCACAGGCCAGCGAGGCCGGCACCGGTGGCGAGAAGAACGTCGAGCGCTGTCTTGTTCTTCATCAACCATTGCGTGGTGTCCTTGAGGGCGCCCATGAACATCGTCGCGTAGGGCAGCACCTTCGTACCCAGGTCGATGCCAAAGTTCTTGACCGTAGCCGACGTCTCTTTCAGCTGCTGATTGAAATTGCCCTGAATGTCATGCCAGCCCTGCACATCTCGGCCACCATTCTCCGCATGCGCGTCCTGAACGTCCTTCTTGGTGTTCTTGGTGTCCTGTGTGTTTTCGCCGGTGAGCTGACTGACTACACGCCAGTTCGGAATGCCGCCGGAGACGGTCTGCATGTATTGCTGATAGTCCTTGTCGTTGTTCTTCGCAGACTTGAGATTTGCGTTTAGCCCGACGGACTTCTGGTAGGCGGTCGCAGCCTGGTTGACCGCCGTTGCGTCTTGCATGTCGAGACCGGTGGCCTTCTCGATCTGCTTGACCGTGTTGGCTAGCTGGCCCTGCTTGATCATGTCGACGTACTTCTGCAGCGACGGCGTCAGGCTGTCGTAGGCCTCCTTGGCGCTCTTAGCTGCAATCTGCGACTGATTGAATGCACTGACAAGAACGGTGTTCGTGGCCGGGTTTAGATGCTGGATAACGGCATCCGACAGCGACTCGACAGTCCCGGTCAGCCCCTCACTGCCGAGCATCTTGTCCAGATCTGAGGACTTGATGCCGACGGACGCTAAAGCATCGGTCATCTGCTGCGAAGGGGCAGCGAACTTCGCCAGCGTGTTGTTGATGTTCTGCGCAGCCTGGTCGGCGCCGATGCCGTGCGAGGTCATCTCGGCCAATGCGGTCACTAGATCATCGATAGGCACATGCGCAGTCGCTGCCTGCGAAGCCACTTGAGATAGGCCTGTCGAGAAATCCTGCAGGTTCGTCTTGCCATGGGAGACAGCGACAATCAGCTTCGACATGACGTTGGCCGACTGATCGGCGGGTAGATGGAAGTCCTTGAGCGAAGTCGTCAACGCGTCCGAGACGTCCTTGACGTTGGCGCCCTCCTGCGCTGCGCCCTGCGACGCCGCCTTGAGAATGTCGAGCGCGTTCGCAGCATCCTTTGTTGGGTCGGCGACATGCACCATGCCCGATGACACGGTGTAAATAGCCTGCGAAAGTGCCTGTGACGATTCGCCCGTCTGGTCGGAGATTTGCAATAATCCCTGTGAAACTGCGCTGAGTGACTGCTGCGACAGGTTGGCGGTAGTGACCAACCGCTCTTGCGTCGTCTGGAAGTTTGCGGCCGACTTGATCGCCGCGCCAGTGCCCACCACGTACGCGCCCAGTGCCGCGATACCGGCCGCGTGGATGACGGCACCGAACTTGCCTGTGCTCGCCGCGGCGGCATCCTGGGCGGCAGCATGACGGGCTGTCGCGTCATTCATCGACTGCGTGGCGATCTGCTGATCGCGCAGCGCCTTCTCGGTGGTGTTGGCCGCGCGCGCCGCATTGGCCTGCGCTGTGAGCACCTTCGCCGACCCGGCCTCGTAGCGCGCCTCGGTCTCGGTCAGCTTGGCGGTGGCCGCCTCCTGCTTGAGCCTGGCGACCGTGACGTTCGCGGCGGCATCCTGGGCCGCCCGCGATGCCGACTGCAGCGACGCCGTCGCCGACGCGGCCTCACCCTTCATCGATGCGATGAGTGCCCGGTTGCCGGTTATCACCTTGGAGAACGATGCGTTGAATCCCTCACCAGCCTCCGTGCCTGCGGCCTCCATGTCGCGGATCATCGACGCGGCGGTCGCCTTCATACCGACAGAACGCGCGCCAATATCGAAGAACACGCCACCGATAGATGCACTGGACATGGAGGGACTCACCACCTTTCACGTGCGCGAGGGATGGAGGACGGCGGTTAGACGGCGACGCCGAGTTCGGCGTAGACGCTCATGTCGCCGTCGAGCATTCGGGTGATGTCGTCGTTCGACACTGGGTCGTAGTCGATTGCGGCCTCGTCGGTTTCGTCCTCGCGTTGATTCGGCGGGACCAACAGGTTCTCGACCGGCTCACCCTCAGCGGTGTGGGTAGCGCGGTAGTCATTCGCCAGCCGCGCGATCATCAGCTCGAGCGTGGTCCAGCCGGACCCGAACCGGCGTTTGACCCGGGACTCGTCGGGTAGCTCATCGATCAGCACACACAGTTCGCGCGGCGACATGCCCTCGTCGAAGTCGCATGTGCGCCTGAACGTGTCGAGGGTGCGCCAGAATTCGCGGATCCGGCGGCCGGGATAGAACTGCTGCAAGTCGGCCTCGACCTCAGACGGGGCCGACCGCAGCAGAGCGAGGGCCCTAAACGTCTGCGTCAGGTAGACGAAAGCCGTTGCGCTGCATCTCTGCCATCATCGCCTGCCACGCCATCAGCACATCGCTCTCAGTGCCTCCGGCGGCGAGGAATCGGTCGAATGCACCCTCGGTGCTGTCGGTTTCGAGCATGACGCGAGCGCGAGCCCTGCCGTCGTCATTCTTGGGAATCTTTTCCAGAGCCTCATTCAGCTTGGGCGATGCGATCATCGGGTGCGGCACGACAAACTGTTCCGACTTCTGCTCGCCGGTGAGCTTGTCGGTCCAAGCCAGATCGAAGGTGACGCCGAGGCCACCCGCGTTCTCAAGCATCTGCTCGCGGTACTTCGCCATATCGGTAACGGTGCGATTAGCCATTGTCTTGCAATCCTTTTCGGCTGAGTGGCTGATGAAACCCGCCGGGTGCCCGCTCAGCCAAACGGACACCCGGCGAGACTCGTGGGAGTGATTAGGTGACGGTGATCGAGTTCGATGCAGTCGACAGAGCCGACGTCGACAGGTTCGATCCGGTCGCACTCACCTGGAAGGTGGTGGCACCGGCGGTCAGGCCGGTCAGATCCAGCACCACACTCGAATCGGTGGATGACGGATCGACAGCGATGTCACTCGCATCGATCTGGGTTGCCGGACCGGCATCCTGCTTGGCCCAAACGTTGAACACGAACGGCGCGTTCGGCGATGCAGGTGGTGCGAACGCCAGGGTCGCGTGGCCGGCCGAGCCGCCGACGGTGGCGACAGGCGGCGTAGCGCCACCAGGGATCGCGGTCACGCCGCCCATGGCGCGCCAGCCGGGGCCGTCCACGAACACCTTGTACGGGCGGCCGAGAGCCGTCTCGAACAGCGCGTCGAACTGCAGCTTGGTCATGGTCGACGTCTTGCGCGACCAGCTTTCCTTGTCGAACTTCGTGGTGTCGCAACGCGGCAGCCACAACGCCCGGCTGACGATGCCGTACTTCTTGTCGACACCGATGATGATGATGTCGCGCTCGTACAGCGTCGGCGAGCCTTCGGGCGCCACCGAGTAGCCGGCCTGGCCGATCACGCCGACCGCCGAGAGCGGCAGCAGGTTGTTGATCGCATCAATCGCTGGGAACAGCGTTGCGGGCGTGAACGACACCGACAGCGACCGGTCGGTCACGTCGTTGCGCTGCACGTCCGGCGACTGCCACCACTTGTCGCTCGACACGGTCACCGACCGGTCGTTCTCGACGCCGTTCTCGTCGAATCCGCCGAGATCGATGTAGCCGAACCCGCCAGACGAGATCGACTCCTTGAGATTGCCCTTGAACAGGCCGGTCGCCGAGTCGAATGGCGTGAAGTTGGGATCGATCTGAGCCGGGTCGTAGTCACGCACGAGCGCGAGGCCACTGGTGCCCTTGAAGATGTTCAGCGGGTTGCCCGTGTACAGGGCATCCGCGGTTACAGCCGGTGTCGATGGCATAGGAATTCTCCTTGTAAACGGGGTGGAAAAATGACGAAACCCCGTGCAATGCACGGGGTTTCAGTGGCTGAAAAGGGTGGTCAGAGAGGATTGATGGGTCGCGAATCGACCCGGTAGGACGACATGAACCGCTTCAACTGCGGGTCCTCGTAGTCCTGGTAGCCCGGAGTCGGGCCGCGGACGTCATCGACCTTCTGACCGTTCACTTCGTTGTCGCGCAACCCCTTCACGGGATCGGTGAGCCAGAAATGAACCACCCCGGACGCGTCGGCTGCCGCGTTGTAATCAGGGTGAAATACCTCGACATCAACAATCGAGGAGTCTTCGTAGAGTGACGAAGTGCCGGTTGGCAGCTTGGTCACCATGATGTGCGGCCAGGATCGCGCCTTATCCGGGCCGTCGGAGCCGACCGACTGGAAGCCCAGCGCGATGAGCCACGCGACGATCGCGACATCAACCTTGGCGAAGGCGATGTTGTCGCCGCCGGGCATCGGCACCGGGCCCAGCGGCAGATCCTGATTGATCGGCATCAGTCGCGCCAGCTTCCGGCGCCAGGCTGCGTTTCCTGCGGCCGCCAGCCCTTCCAGTTCGATGCGACGTCAGCCGCATCGTCGTAGACGCCACCCAGCTCGGCGCCGAGGTCCTCGCGGGCCTTGCGCATCGTCGCGTACTTCGGCATGTGCGCGGCGCCGAATTCGACCCACCAGGCCTTGTAGTCGGAGGCTCGCACGCGTCCGCGCCAGAACCCGTCTTCGAATACCGCTGTGCCGGTGATGGAATCGCGGTAAGCACCGGGCTCGTCGACGTGGCCATCCTTGAGTGTGTGCGTCCGATCACCGACTGGGGCATAGCTCTGTGCGAGCTCGACACCGCGCTTGGCTGCGGCCTCCATGCGTTCACGCATGACAACCGAGTTCGCGATCAGTCCTCCAGCTTCGGCCTCGACGGCACCCATCAGCTCAGCGAGCGACTTGTAGGTCTTGTATCCGGCCATTCACCTCACCCACTCGAGTAAGTGCCCTGGCACTCGATATGTGTCAGGTCGCCCCAGTCGTCATCGACGACAACGTGCGGCGGGCCCTCCACCTCATAGACGGTGGCGCCGACGGGCACCATCTCGCCAGCCCGGTTGGGGGCCAAAACAATCGCGCCAGAGTCGTCGACCGTGGCCGGGATCGCGAAACGCGAGTACTCGTCCATCCGCACCGTGTCGACGTCGTATGGGAACCAGGCCCGCACCTTCGCGGTCGAGACATCGGTGTTCGACACGCGCTCGTATGTGCGCCAAACTTCGCCCCAACAGCCAGGTTTGGCGATCCACACCCACTGATGCGACGTCTGACCGCGGTCGCCCAGCACCGGGTTGCCGTCGTCGTCGACAACTAGCTGCTTGATGCCGATGCCATAGATGAGCGCGCCCGGCGGATTCGGCTGAGCGTTCGCCGGCCACGGCGTCGGCCCCGTAGAGGTCACCAGTACCAGCCCGCCGGACCGATACGGCTACCGTCCATGTTCGACGGGAGCGCCGGATCGGCGAACGCCCGGCACGGTGCATCGAGCCCAATCGCGGGTGCCGGTGCACCACCGATGCCGAGTAGCTCGCGGTGATGAGCCGTGAAGTCGAGCAGGCCCGTCACATCGGCGATCGTGCCGGACTCCATCCGCTGCCCGACTGTGCGCGAGAACTGTTTCATGCCAGCGTATTTGCCGACCGTCAATGCCTCGCGCACCACGTCTAGGCAGACCACCTTGGCCATCGGGTCATCCTGCGAGATAGTCGGCTTACGCTCGACGATCCACACTGCAGCCGCCTGCAGCAGCAGAGTCGCAACCTGCGTCTCGGACGTAGACAGGGGGCGCCACAATGCCGCGAACTGATCAGCCGTCAGAAACGGCGCAGGCAGCGGATTGGGCGTCTGTGGATACCCAGGATCGGGCGTCCCCTGTCCGGGTCCGGTCATGACGAGAGTGCCGCAATCAGATCCTGCCGAGTAGCAGCCTTCGCCTGCTCTTCCGGCACGCCCTTCGCGATCGCGTACTGTTCCCACGCCTCCTTGGTCGCCGTCTGCGCCGGGCGCTCGGGCTCACCGGTGGCCGGCGCGGGATCACCCGTCGGCGCAGGCTGCCCGTCACCGGGCGATGGCGCGGGATCTCCCGCACCAGGCCCGTCGGCGGATGCATCATCCGTGGCGTCCGTATCGACGATCGCGCCAGCCTTGAGCAGGCGCTGCACGTCTTCGTCAGACAAGCCTTCGACGATGTCGCCGCGGGTGTACTTGACGATCTTCACCGGATAGCCGCGGGCATCCCGTTTGGCCGCATGCCGGTAGGAGTGCGCGGCGAGTCGCCAACTCACGAGACGACGCCCGTCAGCCACACGGCTGCCTGCGGCTGGTCGGCCGCGAGCAACCGCTTCTGTGAGGCATCCGAACGCCACGACTCGGTCGGACCACCACTGGGGCCGTTACCCTCCGGGTACAGGCCGGTGAACTGCAGCGAGCGCGTGTCGCTGTAGAAGCCGACCACACCACGCTGCAGGAGCAGCACCTGATCGATCGGGAACGTCCGCGACTGGATGATGTCCATGCCGTACAGCTGGCCCGGGAACTTGCCGGTGTACGCCATGCTCTCGTTGGCGATGTTGCCGTTGTAGACGCGCAGAATGTCGTCGTTGTCCATCAGCGTGGCCAGCAGGCCTGGATGCGCGACGAGGGTGTCCGGCACGAAGCCGTACGTCTCGTCGGTGGTCGCCCACGACGGCTTGGCCACGGTGACGGTCTGGTAGGCGTTCACGATGTCGGTGCGCGGCTTGCCGCCGGACACGTCCCATGCGGTAGTGACCGGGATCGTCGGGATGACGTTCGAGGTCAAAATCGCCTTGGCTGCACGGTCATTGAACCGGATAAACGTGTTCGCCAGCGCGACGATCTGCCGGTTCACCTCGCCGATGTTGTTCTCGTCGATCATCTCCTTCGAGATGCGTATGCCGAGAGCGTTCTTGGTGGCGAAGGCAGTGTGCGGCACGCCGCGACGACCGGAGCTGACCGGGATCTCGCCGAACTCCGACACCGTGGCGATGTCATCGTCGAGGAACATCGGGTCGCCCTCGCGGTAGATGGCAACACCATTCGGGTTCGAACCGGCATCGCGGAACAGCGTCTCGGAGATGAACTGATTCGCGAGCAGCTGCTGCAGCTTGGTCGGCACGAACAGCGGGTTGGCGACGATATCGGAGACGGTGAGCCGCCCGCCATCGTTCGCACTCACAATCGGGGTGGGAGAAGTCATGACAGACTCACTTTCAGTTGATACGGGCTCGGCCGACACCTGCGGCGGCAACGCCAGCGGGTTCGGTGCAGCGTCCGACGATGGTTCGGACATCTGGTGTCGCCGCCGCGGGGGCAACCTGGCCATTTGCGGTGGCAACCAGCAGATCGCCAAAATTGGCTGCCGCACTGTAGGTCAGCTTCACCTCAACGCCGCCGTAAGCGACGGCCACCGTGGTGGGAATCGCCACTGCGGTGAGCACCGGACGACCGAGCGAATCGGTCGTGGTGCTGGTGTTGACCTGCTCGGGCGCAATGGCGTCGAACAGCGCGACGCCCAGCACGTGTACCGACGCAGCCGCAGCCACGCCGATCCGGCCACCCGAGCGCGCCTCAACCAGCACGCCGCCATGGATGGTTTCGCCGGATGCCGGGGTGTAGCTCGCCGGCCCCGTCTTGGTGATCTGAGGAATTCCGCTCATCACAGGCTCCAGTTCTTGAACTTGTCGTCGTCTTCGACGGGCTTGGCGCCGGGGTTTTCCCCGCCGTTGCCAGCGATCGCATGGCCGGCTTCGGTGTTGACGTTGAATACCTGCGGCAACTCGTCGATCACCTTCGAGATGCCCTCCGGGTCGGCCTTGAGCTGGTTCAGCCAGTGCTCTCGGCGTGCCGGCGTGATCTTCCCGCCGTGAATGGCCTCATCGACCTTCGCGTTGTTGGCATCGGCGATCTGCTGATTGCGTGCCTGAACGCCCAACTGCGCGTTGGCCTTCACGGCCTCAAAAGCATCGGACTCGACTAGCACCATGCCGTTCTGAGCGGCCACCTTCTGCGCCTGTTCGATAGTCGGATCGGCCGGAACGGCCGACTCGCCGTCACCGTCGGCATTCTTTGCGGCCAAGGCATCCTCGGCCGCCTTGATGAACGCCTCGTCGTCCGCGTCGGCGTTGATGCCGAAGCGATCCGCGAGACTCTCCTTGAGAGTGGCCACGATGGCCTCCTTTTCTTGTGGAACCTTCGCCTCGGCTGCGGCAGAAGGGGATTCGGTCACCGGCGCAGGCGCTTTCATGCGTCCGGCGAAGTTGAAATAGGTCAAATCGAACGAATTTCGGGCCATCGCGGCCACATTCGACGTTGATTCGGGCGCGCCGACGCGGCTGGCAAGGCCGACGTCGACGGCCTCCTGCGCCGAATACCAGGTCTCCGCGGCCATTTGCTCGGTCCAGAACTGGACCGGGAGACCCGTTTTGTCGGCGTAGATGGAGGCGATGTTCGCCGTAGTCTTTCCCAAAGCGTCTGCGGCACGGGCCAAATCGTCGGCGGTGCCGGACACGAACGTCCAGGCGTTGTGAATCATCATCTCCGAGTTCGGCATCATCACGATCTCGTCGCCAGCCATCGCAATCACTGACGCAATCGAGGCTGCAAGGCCATCCACGACGGTCGTGACCTTCTGTCGCGCCCCACGCAGACTGTTCAAGATCGCAATGCCGTCGTACACCGAGCCGCCGGGCGAATTGAGCCGCACCGTCAGCTCGTCGGCGTCCAGCGACGCCAGCGCCCGGGCGAAAGACGACGGCGAGACGCCCCAGCCTTCTTCGATCACGTCATAAATCAGCAGCTCGGCTGGACCGTTCGTGCCGGACTCGTTGCGGAACTCGTACCAGGGCCCCTTGGCCTTCGGAAGATTCACCACAGCGTCAGCGCTCCATTCGGCTCGACCGTCACCCGGCGCGCACGCACCCGGCGTGACCGGTACTTGTTCTCCGGCACGGCGATTTCCGGCACCGGCGGCGCTGCGGTCGCCGGCGGATCGGTTTCGGCCGGTGCCTCGTTGTTCTCGTCGGCGTCCTCGTCGTCCTCGACCGGATCAGCCGCCGGCAATCCGAGCTGCTGGCGCTCATAGGCCTCAAGAGCCGGATCGGGAGCGAGAATCCCCGCGGTGACGAGCATCTGCAGCGCCGCGGCGGTGGCATCCTGCCGTGAACCGATCTCGTCGAGCGTCAGCTGCGGTGACGGAACGTCCTCGCCGAAGTTCAGATCCACTAGATCGTCGATCACATGCGCCTGCGCGGTGTCGCGGATCGTTTCGGCGATCGCCTGCACGGCTTGCGTGAACGTGTCGGCCTGCACACTGGCGAGCGCATAGCTGCCGCCCTTGTCCAGATTCAGAAAATGCGCCAGGCCAGCGAGCGCGATCTGCTTGTCGTGGTACTCGATAGCCTTCTGTAGGTCTGGCATGTTGCCCTGCACACCAAGCAGTTTCATGTCCGCCTGGTATGGCAGACCCACCCCAGCGTGATTGCCGCCCTGATAGGCCGACGCGATCCGTTGAAACTTCTTGATGTCCTCGTCTTCGGTCGCCGTCGGCGGCGCGATCACCACAGGCACACCCATGCCGTTGCGCCGGGCCGTCGCCGCCTGGATCCGCAGCAGTTCATCCTTCAGCACCCAGTGCTTGTAGGCCGGCCGCAGCAGGCTGTTGCCCGTCCAGATCCCCGGTGACTGCTCACGGACGTACGCCACCAGCTTCTCGACCGGGATCGTCGAGGTGACGTCCTCGGGATTGTGGACCTGCTGCACCACCGAGCCGAGGTAGCCCATCGATACCGGGCTGTACTGCTGAATCTCGACCAGTCCACCATCGAGCGCGACCAGAATTCGCATGATCGACGCCTGCGGCCGGGGGGCCAGCTTCTTGAGCCGCATGCGGCCGTCATCGCCGGGTTCATAGACCTGCTCGAAGAACGCGTGTCCGTACGTGAGCATCGACAACGCCTCACGCAGGTGATGTCCCCAGTCGAATCGGTTGCGGGTACGTGGATTCGGCGTCGGATTGTCATCTCCACGGATCGGCAGCCCAAGATTCTGCGCCACGAACTGCGTCACCTCGTCAGACGCCCCAGCCTTGTCGATTCGCCACGGCGTCTGCCGGATTGGCAGGCAAATCGCGTTCATAACGCTCGCGATTCGGCCATCTTCGCGCCCCATGCGCGTGAAAACCTCGACCGAACGCGGCCACTGCAGATCCGGAACCTTCTCGGTCCAGTCCCAGGCGGCCCAATCGGTGCCGGAGCCGTTCACATAGCCCAGCTCTGCAGTCGGCCGAACAACAGGATTGCGGCCCGAAGTACTCACGGGAGCGGTCATCAGGTCACCTCCTATGTCAGAAAGCCATTGTCAGAGCATCGATTTCGGTCGATTTCGGCGCCCAATCGGTCGAAATCTCCTTATTGGCAGCCATTCCCTCGCCCATCGACGGCGCGGGAGCCTTCTTCTCGACCACGCCGAACGTCAGCAGCGCCCAATGCGCGAGCGTGACGGCCACCAGTGGCGCGATCACTGCCCCCGTGGCTGCACACCACGTGAACTGCGTGTCGCTGGTGCCGACGAACTTCTTGTCAACGTTCACCGCGGCATCGGCGAGCACCTGCTGGCCCGAATGAGCCAGACGGCCACCGAGCGCGGCATCCAGAAATCCGCCGCAGGCCGCCGACAGGTTCACCGAGTTCGTCATCTCCGGTTCGATACCGGCCTCGATCAGCAGCGGCTTGAGCACATTCGCCGTCGACTTCGCATCGATCGCGATAGCGCACGGATCCCAGGCCTCGACCAGATCCAGCAGATAGTCGACGACCGCCTCGGGCTGCGCCTGCCGGAAGTAGCCGATCTCCACATGCACACGGCCCTCGTCGGTCCGCTGCGCCGCCGAGATCGCCCAAAGATCACGATCGGGCGTGCGGTCTACAGCGACCGCGATCGGGCCCGTCAGCGTCGCGCTGGTGTCTGCCATATCCGCCCACACCTCCGTCGCAAAGACGGCCTCGCGGAACTCTTGATCGACCGGCCAATCGCCACGGCCCAACGCCTCGACGTCGAATGACTTGCGGCCGGCGACCGTCTGCATGTTCACCATCAGGTCGGCGATCTTGTCCGCCGTCTGAATCACGCCGTAGGACGGATTGGCGTACCGATGCGTTGCCTCGTCCAGACGATCCATGGGCGCCACGTCCCGGCACGCCTCGCACAAACAGGACCCGTCCGGCGCCCACCACTCCATGAACCCGAGCCGCGGCGCATGCGACAGGCCAGCGCGGCGAATACCCGCGAGCACGTGCCCATTCGGATGCTGCTCGGCATTGACCGCTGAGCTCGCGTAGATCCGCTGCGGATTCTTGGCAGCCATCTGCGTGAAGCCCATGGCCGCGATCTCGCCATCAGTGAGGTTGTAGGCCTCGTCGTAGACGATCAGGTCGACCTCGGTCAGACCGCGACCCTGATCCACCGACCGGACACCGAAACTGATTGTCGCCGCGCCACCGTCAAGCTCGATGACGCCCTCGCCCTGCGAACACGTCGCCCGAGTCACGCGCCGGTTCAACGCCCCGTTAGCCTTGATTAGCGTCATCAGGCGACGCCACGCATCGCGCGCCGTCTTCCACCGCTGCGCCGTGTACAAGATCGTCTCGCCCAGCTTGTACAGCCCGAACAGGCAACGGAGAATCAAGATCTCCGACTTGCCGTTCTGGCGCGTACACAGCAAGCAGAATGTCGGATGCGTCCACTGGCCGAACTCGGTCGTCGAACAGATCGACAACTGCGCGCTGCGCTGCCACGGCATCGACGTCGCGCCAGCCAGCCGGGCGAACTCCACACACCGCTCACCCTGGCGGGTATTGCCCTCGAACACCGACAGGTGATGCGGATCCTGACGCCCAGTTAGCGTCGGGAAGTCCTCACACAGCGTCGAACTCATCGCCGACCGTCACCGGATTGGCCGCGTCCACCTCGGCGCGAGCCTTACGGATCTCCCCGATCAACCGCGCGAAGACGCCGGCCAATTGGCGAGCCTCACCGACCGCGTTGTTCAGCACAATCGCCACACGGCCCGAATCGATCGTGTCCAGATCCAGGTACAGCCACGTGTGAATGTCGCCGCGCAACAGCCGATCAAACTTCTCCAGCCGATCAGCCATCCGGCACGCCTCGGCGATCATCAAATCCAGCCACGCCGGGTCGCCATCCACGCTCAAACTCGCGTGAAGACGCTCCCCGGCCGGTCCGCGGTGATCGCTCACGATGGGTCACCTCCCCGGATGGTCGGATGGTCACCGATCGGTCACCCTCCGAGTTCGCGCAGGTCAGACGCTGTAAAAAAAACCGCGACCAGCCGGTCATTTCGACCAACCCCCCGGGGGGTCCGATTTTTTCGGGGGTGGGGCGCTCGCCCTCCGGGTCCGCAGCGGGACCGGTCGCATGGTCAGCGGTCACCGTCTAACACGACCGGGTGTGGGGCATGGTGACCACCCGCCCGGTCGGTGTCCAGCGCCGGCCGGCGATGGTGCCCATCCGGGAGGATCACGGCCATGCCATCTGCAGCGTGCCCAGATCCGTTGCGTCGGTCACCATCCCGCCGGTCAGCGCTGGACGTAGATGGTCGTGGCTGCCGTCGCCGCGGTCGGTGTTGCATTGCCAGTGCAGGAGCCGGTCGGCGAGGGTTCCACCTCTGCTGCGCGGTATGGAGTGGTCTGCGCTGAGTTTGCGGCCATCCCAATTGCGTACGGGATCTCGGTACATCGGTTTGCCGCACCACCAGCACGGTGTGCCGTCTTGATGGGTCGAGTGCAGGTACTCAGACTGCTTGCGATGTCGATGTCCGAGTCCGCGAGCGGTTGTTGATCGCTTGTGAGTGCCGGCCATTGCTGCGGCCTAGGCCGGGGTTCTACTGGTCGTCGGCGGTCAGCTCGGCGGCGGCGGCGTTGATCTCTGCCGCGTTGGCACTGGCTGCGAGCGCCTGGTAGTCGACCGGCGGATCAAGTACGGGCTGCTGTGTTGCGACAGGGTCGGCTACCACGGCGTAGGTCTGCACGGCGTGGCTGAGCTTGTCGATGGTGTCGAAGACCTCGAGCACCTTGGCGAGGTCGCTCTTGTACGGCTCTGGCAGTGCGTTGTCGAGGTCACCTAGCACTGGCCGCAGCTCTTCGACAGCGTTGCGGATGAGCGTGGCGTTCTTGGTGAACTCCTCGATGATGCGTGCCTTCTCGATCTCGTTCTCGATGCTGTTGATGATGCTCATGGTGTTGCTCCGTTCTGTGACTTCGGTTGTGGCGGAATGGTGATGGTGTAGCTGCCGTCTGCGTTGCAGCGCAGTCGTGCTGCTGGGTGAGCCTTGCGTCGCACGATGGCGAAGATGGCGTGCACGTTCTGCTCATGTGTGCGTGTTCCGTTGGCTTTGCCGGCCAGGTCGCGTGAGAGATCGAGTAGTCCGGATAGCGGTCCGTAGCGCGGATCAGACATGGCCGAGATCCCGTAGTTCGCGCATCAGGTCGGCGGCGATCAGCGGTGCGAGCTGATACATGCGGAACTGGCCGCGTGGATTGCCCAGCAGAATGGCCAGATCGTTCTCGTCAAGGCTGATGGTGAGCTGCTGGTCGATGATGGCCGCGAATGCCTCAGCGTATTCGCGGTCGCCGCACAGTCGCTGGTGTTCGACCATGACGCGGCCGTCGGGCGCATGGATGGTGGCATCCATGCACCAATCGGTGATGGCCTGTGCGCGTTCGGATAGTTGTGTGCCCGATCCGATTTCGGGTTCTGGCCGTGTGGCCGGATTGGCTTGCACGCGTGCGGTGACGCGCTCGGCGATGTTGCTGCGATCAAGCATCTCGTAATCCTTTGGAATCTCCGATGATTCGCCGAGCTGGTGAGCCGACGTCCGCCTGCAGCGCCGAGGCGTAGCAGTTGGCGTTGTAGCGTCGACGGTCGCGGCGCATGAGGAATTCGTGAACAGTGCCGATCAGCTCGAAGATGAGAATCATCGGATTCGGCGTGGTTGGTGCAGGCTGCGGCGCTGGTGTTCGATTCCACGTCGACAGCGCTTGCAGCGTTGTCGACGGCAGTCGCCGGTGTCGATTCCGCCGCCGCAGTTCTTACGTTGCGCGAGTAGCGATTCGAGCAAGCGTTGCTGACGGCTGACTGCTGTTTCCATGTCTGAATCGGCTTTCGCGTGTTGCTGGTTGAGTTGCCGCTGCGCCGCGCAGCTGTCCACTCGGGCGCATGAGACCAAGGCCGTCCATGGTGGGCGCTTTGGCGGGAAAGACGATTACGAGAAAACCGCCGTTCACACGGCGGCAGCGGCAAGCGGGTTCGCGGTCAGAATCAGCTTTTGGGTAGCGTCGACCGCGCTGTAGGTAGGGTACAACTTCTACCTATGCGAATCCCATTCTGCGCTCTGTTTGCTTATATCTGCTGGTCAGAAGCGTGTCGATAAGGCCGGCTGCCGCGACCTGCGGATTCGATCGAATTCTTACGGATATGTATTAGATACCCGTTGACTATGCCGAGTATCTAATACATACTAGAGTCATGAGCAAGGTACGGATGACAGCAGCAGCCCGGCGTCGTGCAGGCAACGGGCGCCTGATGGAGGCGCTCCGCCACGCTGGCAATCCGCTCCTGATCGACGGCAACCGCGCCTACTACATCGGCACCGATTCGCACGGCGTCGAGTTCGAGATCATTCTCGTCGCCAACGAGGACGATTCCTGGACCTGCATCCACGCGATGCCTACCAGCTACCGGAAGAACTGGGAGTGATGACCATGGCGGACAAGCGATTCCCCGACTTCTCGAAGGAAGACTTCGAGGTCGTGGACGCGGATCTGACGCCCGAGGAAGAGATGGCCGCGGCGCGGGTGGCCGAAGAGGTGCTGCCGAAGTTCCGGCAGCGCGCCGGGTTGATCCCTGGCGGAAAGTCGCTGTCAGGTGATGCCACCAAGCGCTCGCCGGTAGTGCAGGTGGTGCTATCGCAGGATCACCGCGATCAGCTGGCGGCCGAAGCCAAGGACGCCGGCATGTCGGTATCGAAGTTCGCGCGCCGACTCATCGAGGAACACCTCGAGCATCGCGCTAGCTGAATCACTCAGCGTCGAAGAATCCGCGCGGGACTTGAATCTGCATGCCGGTCGCCGTTTCAAACTGGTGATCGTCATCGTGGTGAGCCGACAGCACGCAGCGCCGCGATTCCTGAGTGCATAGCGGCGGTTTGATCATCGTGCCGTCCGAATCGAATTCGGCTGGCTCACGGACGGCGACCTGCACCATTTCTAGTATGCAGCGCCCGGTGTTGTCACGCCGTGGCATCGGCTGTCTTTCGCTGATTATGTCGCCGGTTCTCGCAGAGCGTGCGCACATCGCCGAATCGGTAGACGGCCGGGTCGTAGTGGTGGATACGGCGATCGATGATTCGGTCGCCGTATTTCCATCCGCGCGGTGTGAGTCGCTTGTTCTTGCGCCACTTCTTGAATGTGTTGGGCGAGAGAGGTTCGCCGAACTTGGCCATGATGTCGATGATCTCCGACTGGGTCATCAGCATGTGTTCGGCTTCGCGTAGCGCGTTATCGCGCAGCGCTTTCGAGTCGTGGGTCGTTTTGCAGCGATGGCAGGTGACGAAATCGGCGATCCGCGCGGTGTCGTCATTCCAGTCGATCCAGATGTCGACGCCGCACTTCTCGTCGGTGCCGTTGATCTTCGTCGGGCATCGGCCGGCGAACGTCTTGCGCGGCGGGTTGATGACATCGAGTCCGCTATGGATGATGGTGTCGATCTCGTGTGAGAAGTACGCGGCATCCTCGGAATTGACGATGTCGAGGTAGTGCGCGCCGAGCCAGCGCGCCATGTCGCGGATTGTGGGCAGGTAGCCGGGTTTGATTCGCCGCCGGTCGCGCGGATCGGCCACGTAGCGGCCTTGACGGTATCGGCCGAACCGCGGTAGCGGTCCGATGAAATCGGCTGGCACGGTGTCGATGGGCTCGAATTCGACGCTGAGCTGGTCGCAGAAGTCACGTACCCAGCGTCGCAGCACGGTCTCGATGTGTGCGTACGCCTGATGTGCGGGCTGGCTGAACGGTACGGGCGATTCTTCTTCGTCCTCGGTTTTCGGCGCGCGGCCGATCTTCGACAGCGACAGTGTGATGTTGGTTTCCTTCACTGCGGCCTCAGCGACACGATCAGACAGCCAGGGAATCTGCTTGAGGTTGTCGCGCAGCTGCTTTCCGCATTCGCGGCACAGGTAGACATCGGCACGGCCGCCACAACGCTGACACATCATGCTCACGCGCTTGGCTTCCCTTCGTTGAGCAGTTGGTCGAGTTCGTTCGCGCATTCAATGAGCACGGTCACGCGTTCGGCATTGGGCCCGAATGTGGGGCCAGTTGAATCCAGCTGTTGCGCCTGTGTGCGCCACTCCCCGATCAGCCGGTCAAGCTGTGCGACGAGTGCGCGCACCGGCTGTTCTGGATTCGGCGCTGCGGGCGGTTCGGTGTTCTGCTCGAGGTGCTTGGCGAGCGATGGCCGCAGATCCATTGGGCCGCGGCGCAGCCAGCGCGCGAGCGGGTAGGTGTCGAGTGCTTCGCGAATTCCCGACATCACTGCTCCCCCTTCGCCTGCAACGCAGCCCGCTCGGCGCGTTCCGATCTGGGGCCGTCTCGCCAGTCCCTGAGTTTTTGGGCCTCATCTGCTAACCCGGCGCGGGAGATCAGCAACTCGGCGGACTCGCCCCGCAGCCGTCGCACTTCCGTGATGAGTGCGGTGATGTCGGTTTCAGCCTGAGCGTCGAAGTAGTATCGGCCCGCGGTCAGCCGCGCCTCGATCTGCTCAATATCCACAGACATCGTCCTCTCCGGCTGATTCGCACTTGGCGCAATAGACGGCGTCATGGGTGCGCTGGTAGCGGTACACCTTGTCCTGGCAGCGGTGGCATAGATAGACATATTGGATGTTCATTCCTTGTCCTCTCCCGGCAGATAAAGCACGCGAGCGGGAAGGCACATTGCGCCGGACGCGAAGCCGTCCGACGCCATGCCTCCGAACGCCCAGTCGTTGGTCGTCTTGGTCCAGATGCAGCCAGCGAGGGCGGTCTCGCGAACCACCGTCCACACCGGCAGCGCATCCAGAGCCTCCACCGTGGTGATGGTGCGTGCCTCACGCAACGCCGCAGACACGTGCTCGGCCCACTCGACGTAGTAGATTTCGTCGCACTCGCTGTCGGGCTCGTCGGGCTCCATGCAGGAGCAGGTGAAGTAGTCGCCGTCCCAGCGGTGCTGCGCAATGACTTCCGCCCCCGTGGGGATACCGTGCTCAGACATCAGCGTCGGTCCTCCGCTTGCCGGTTCATTTCCGCCACGCCATCGTCGTAGCCGCGCTCGTACTCCGCTGCGATCGCCGCCTGTAGCCGGTCCGCCACCACATCGAGGTCGATGCGCCTGGAATCGAGCGTCAGCACGCGCCCCTTCGACGCTCGTGCTTCGACGCCCGCGATGATCGCCTCACGGAGCACGTCAATCAGCTTGTCCCGCTCCATCACTGGTCCTCCAATTCCTCTGTCGTGTACAGCAGGGGGTAGAGCTCGGAAATAATCGCTTCCGCGTTGACGAGGTCACCTGGCTTCAAGGACCATCCTTCGAGCTCGGCGCGTATCGGCGCTAGAGCCTCACGGGCAGCGGTCAATGCGCTAGCACGACGATGCCCTTCCGGTTGGTCAATCACCCACGCCCGTTGTGCCGCAGCAATTGCCGGATCATTTTTCACCGCGAATCACCTTCTCCATCAGATCCATTCGTTGCGCGATCAATGCAGCACCGGAGAAGCCGTCGTGGTCGCGAGTCCACTGCTCGCGTGCCTCCTGGGCGATTACGTCGGCAGCCCAGTTCAACGCCTCACGGGCACCATCCGCTGCCACCTTCTGCATGTCGCGGTCGAACGCAGGCAGGACAACATCGTTCGCGCCGTGCGCGGCTGGCCACGCCCGCTGTGCCGCCTCAACAGCCGGATCAGACATCCCGCTCACCACCCCGAAGGCGGATTACTTCGTCCCGGAGCTGTCTCAACAACTCCGCAGCTGCATTGGCAGCTTCCTGAATCCGCTCGGCGCACGAAAGGTCAGTACCCTCCCAGCCCTGCGGCTCCTCGCTCCACATTTCGGTGGAGTGGTACGCCTTGCCTGCGGTATCCACCTCGGAAAGGATCGTGTCTATGGCACCGACGCCGGTCCTGTCGAATCCGAAGTAGTAGGCGTCCATTCGAGCATCCTCGGGCAACTGTGCGAGGGCACGATCGATCAAGTTCGGCTCGTTCATACTTCACCTTCGGCCCGTACAGCATCGAGCGCGTCAATGGCACGTACAGCGGTCTCGCGGTCAATGGCCTCAATGTCAGTGCCACACTCATCGGCGAACACCCGAGATACCGCCCTGATTTCCTTCTCCCGCTGCACATCACGAGCAGCACCCTCGCGGAGGCTGGTGGCGAATGCCCGCAAGTCTTCGGCGCTGAGGCTTTGCCAGTGGCTCCACCCCTTCGGTATGCAGACCGCTTCCAGCTGGTCCGCCAGCCGCTCCAGATGCGCCGGGTCAGACGGATCGAACACGGCAGGCACAAGCTCGGATAGGACCGTGATCTCATCGTCGCCCAAAGCAAACCCACGGTTCCAGCCCGCCAGGTACCAGCCGCCAGCGGCCCGGTACCCGCAGCTCCGCATGCCGGAGAGCTTCGACTGCACCGAATACCAGCGGCCGGGCTCACAGTCGGCAGGGTTAATCGCCATCACACGTCCTCCGTCGTGCTCGAATGCCATGCGATCGTGGACCACGCAGCGTTACCCGTCTCATCCACATGCAGCCGCCCGTGATGCCTCTCGTAGCCGCTGCACCGTCGTCCCCAACGGTCGAGCTTCCGGCACCGCTTGAGATGCAGGCCAGGATGGGCAGCGATCCGATCACAATCAGCGGCAGGACATTTCGGGGCCATCACTCACCGCCTAGTACTGCGTCAACGATGCCGGGGTAGGCATCCACCAGAGCGCGAATGTCGGGACGCCATGACTCTCTGGCTGCCTCGGTGATCTTGTCCCAGCGGTCAACCGGCTTGGGGTTGCGCGTCAGCTCGTACTGACGCCGCGCCAGTTTCTCGATCGCCTGCTCCCGCCGCGACACCTGCGACTGCTCGGCTTCAAGACGGTCAGCCTCATCGCGCAGATGCCGCCCCGAGGTCGCAGTCTGGTATACGCCTGAAACAATGTCCGCCGCGAACCGCAGATGTGCCGGATTGTTGGGGTCCGGCTCGGGCAACTCTGCGGCGTCCTGCTCCGCGTTGTCGTGCAGAACTTTCACGTGCCCGACGATGTTCAGCAAGTCCCGTTCGAGCATGTCGAGTCCCGCCGCATATGCACGGATTTCCTTGTCTAGCAGTCGATATGATGCGTCAGACATCACGCGCCCTCCCGCGTCGCACTGCGGTGCGCGTCGAGAGCGTCGACCAACTCGCCAACGAAGTTCCTGGCGCTCTCTGGCGAATCCCATTCATCTGGGTTGAGAATCTCTGCCACCGCCGCGATTTCGGCGTCCCGTTCCTGCTCCCGCGCCGAGGCAGCCTCAAGCTCGTCGGCCTGCTTTCGCAGCGCAGCCGGATACGTCCCATAATTCAGCGGGTTCGCCTTTCCCTGCGCGACAACGCCAAGAGCGAGTGCTTCCAGTGTCTCTGCTGCCAGCCGTAGCCGGGCCGCAGACGTGGGATCAGGGTCCGGCAGTCTGACCGCACGGGCGGCACGTCCAGCCTCATACCCTTCTCCGAAACCCCGGTCTTCGCCGTCCTGAAAGCCGCTGTCATAATTGGCGGCAAGGTCGACGGCGGGAACCTTGGTCAATTCCTCAAGCTGGGCCAGCTTCTCCCGCAGCTCGTCACGTTCGGACACCATGCGCTCTACGTTCTCTTGGCAGATAGACGCTGCATCGCGGTAGCTGTCGCGTCCGGCACGTGCCTCACCAAGCTCCTCGCCCATCTGCCGGAGACCTTCGCGCTGCCTGTCATTCCGACGTTGCAGCTCGTCACGCTCGGCCAGGACCTCACCAAGATCGGTAGCCACCCTACCCACGGTGGCCTGCGCCTCATCGCGTTCGGTTTGCGCCTTCTCACACTCCGACCGCCAGTGATCGCGCTCAGCCACAACCGCAGCAGCACGCTCTGCAACGTCATGGTGCGACCACTGCGTCAGCGGCGGCGGATCACCTCGCAGCACGTTGGCCGTCTTCATGAGCTGTTCGCTCTGGCGACTCAGCAGCAGGCCATACCCGTGCGTCTCTTCCTCGATCAGCCATTCCGCTGTCTTCTGCGCCTCATCCGCACGCACCAGTTCAGACAGGACCGTGACATCTTCGTCGCGCAGCCACAGTGCATAATCGGACAGATACCATCTGCCGACAGGCGATCGCCGGGCAGGCTCAGCGTCGTCACCGCCGAGGTGGTGGGCCGCCTTCGCCAGCCAGTACTTGTCCGGCCCGCAGGACGCCGGATCAATCACGTTGTCGCTCATACGTACACCACCGCGACGATCAGGGCGACGAATGAGAGCAGGAACGCTGAGCAAGCGATCGCCATCGCCATGTTGGCCGTGCGCGTTGCATCTTCAAGCAGTTCGCTCACCGACTGCCTGATGATGTCGTTGGGAACGACCATCTGAATCGGAACCTGGTTGTCTTTCATGCGATCTCCTTAGTCCACGCCACCGCGTCTAGTCCCACGTGATGGCGTTCTTTGATCTCGAACGGCAGTTGCCAGCCGAGCTTGAGTGCGCCGAGCGCCGCCATGGTGAGGGCGTCGGCTTCGTTGTCGTTGCGGATGCGATCGGCCGGCCACTGCTCGCGCACGGCGGCGAGCACGGTGGCCTTGTCGGCATTGCCTTTGCCGCTGGCCCACTTGGCACGGGTGCGTGGGCTGCAGACACCGACGGGAATGCCCTTGGCGCGTAGCGTCGAATACAGCCCCATCCAGAGCGCCGCACGATCGAACTGTGAGCCGAATTGCGAGCCGTACGAGGGGCCTTCGATGATCACGAGATCCGGGTTCGCGCCGAGCACGATGTTGGCGACGTGCCGCGCCTGAGAGACGACTCGGTCGCTGCGTTCGTCCCAGCTGGCCGCGTCGTGTCCGCGATGGCCGACGGTGCGCAGGAATTCGACATATGGCACGCCGGTGTGGTCGGTGAGGACCGCGATCCCGCACGCGGTCAAAGAAGGGTCGAGCCCAACGACGGCGCTCACAGCGACTCCCCGTCTTCGCCGAACGTGGACAGGATCACGAATGTCTGCGGGCGCTCATCGATCCGCTCATGCTTGCGTTCCATGTCGTACGGATCGGAGTCGAAACTCAGGTAGGGCGTTGACCTTGAGAACCGGTACACGCGGCCGTTGAACAGGTAGGCGTCGATGTTGTCGACGTGGCCTAATTCGTTGTCAGAGCCCAGGATCAGCGCGTCCGGTGGTGCCTTCTGCAGCTTGGCGATCAGCTCGGCGACGGTCATGCACTGCAGCGGGCGGACGTCTTCGGGCGCCACATCGGGCAGCGGTTCGCGCTGGGTCTGCGATGCGCTGGCCGCCCATCCGCTGGCGTCGCCGTAGCGCCCGGTGTAGATCTCGCCGTCGATCTCGACCGAGACGAGGTCACCGGGCTGCAGCGGCGGCCAGTTCGGCGCGTAGGGCCTGCTGTTGAGCCAGCCGCCCTTGTCGTAGGTCTCCTCGGCGAGTTTGTCGGCGATCGTCGCGCTGGTGGTCAAGCTCACCGTCAGCTTCTCGTCGCCACTGCTGGGCAGCAACGGATTTGGCCACTGGCAGATCTTGCGCAGCCAGTCCAGGCGTAGCGCTCGGGTGATGTCGCTCATGATTCCAACTCCTTTCGCGGGCTGACGATTTCGTCGTGTACGTCGAGGACTTCGCCGTCGACGACGCCGGTTGCAGCGGCGCGCGCCTCTTCGCCGAGGCGGATCGCCCAGTCCAGGAGTGGGTCACGTTGTCGCGGCGTGAACCGCACGCCCTCGTCAGGGTCGATGCTGCCGATGACCTGGAATCCCATCGCGGTCAGCGCGTCGGCGGCGCTCGTGCGGCGCTGAATGCCGTTCACAGCGCGACCGCCTCGTCGTCGGACCCGTCGGTGGCCTGGACGCCCGTCGAGCCGTCAGGGGCCGAATCTGCGCCAGCGCGGCGCGCTTTCGCGGCGGCGAGTGCCTGGCGGACGCGGTCGGCGCCCTCGGCGTTGCGTTCGGCCTGCTGCGGGTCGTGGCCGCAAAGGGCCGTGCCGACGTAGCCGCGGTCATCGCACATCGGGCATTGATTGATCGCGGCGCGGCGGACCTCGGCAGCTTGGCGTGCGGCCGCCGACTTGGCCAGGGCGTGGCGGCGTGCTTGGCGTGCGGTCCAGTTGGCGTGAGCCTTGCGGAAGTTGGCGCAGGGACCGCATGTGCCGTCAGCCGGGACGGCGCGGTGCTTAGCGCAGCGCTGCGGCGGCTCGGCGTCGTTGGCCGGTTCGGATGGGATCTCGGTGTGTCCGATCGGCGACTCGATCGGCTGGGGCTCGACGTTTTCGACGGTTCGCGCGCGAACACCAACTGAACCACCTCTGGAAGGTGAGTCTTCGACCTCAACCTCAACCACAACCGACCCAACCGCTAAGGGTTTCGGGAAGGGTTCGGTGAACCCTTCCGTTTCCCCAGGTCGCAGTAACCCTTCCGAAAACCCTTCCTGCAGGGGTTCTTCTAACCCTTCGGTGAAGGGTTTCGGGAAGGGTTCGGAAATGCCTTCGGTGCGACCTTCCAGATGTGCGATCGCAGCCGCCTTGAGCTCGTCGATCGAGGCGCGCAGCTTGGTGCCTGCAGGCGTTGTGGTCTTGATCTTCGGGTCACCCAGCCGCTCGATCTCCGACAGCAGCACGGCCGCGATCTTCGGCGACTCGACATGCCCGGCGTCGCGCAGCGCCGACTTGAGCACGTTCGGCTGGTCCACGATCTTGTCGCTGCGCATGAACGACCGGATCAACACCTCGCCGGTCTCGTCATCGGTGAACACGAACTCGCGGGCTTCGAGACGAATCAGCCGCTTCTCGATCTCGGCCTCCGACGGCATCGCATCGCCGTCGCGCAGCGCCTTGCGCCAGCGCCGCATGTTGATCGTCTGCACGCCGGCGTAGTTCATACCGGGCTGCCCGATGAGCACCTGATACAGCCATTTGTCACCGATCGGTTGACGAGCAAAGTCCTCGTCGGTGTACATCGAGAACCACATCTTCCCGAATTCACGTGCCACTGGGCACCTCCTGTCGTGTGATGTCGGCGAGCTCGATTGCGGGCGCCCAGTGCCCGCACGGCGGCAGCACGGCGTCGATGTACGCCTCGGTCGGGCCGCTGAAACAGCAGTGGCCTTCGTGCGGCGTGGCATCGTTGGTGCGCCAGTGGCGGCATGGCGCGTTCATGACGCGGGCCTGAATTCGTGGGCAGCCGCAATAGGTCAGGCAGCTCGTGTGGTAGGCGGAGACGCCGTAGACGTTGACGTGCAGGCCACGCGGATGACCGCATTCACAGCCCGGGAAGTACTGGTTCTCCCAGCGGTCGCACAGCTCGTCGGTGGTCAGAAGGCTGCCGCCATCGTGGCCGGTGATTCCCCCGCCGTGATAGCCGTGACCATCGGCGCGCCGCGGATACTTCGACCACGTCGGATCGTGTTCGATCGGGCATCCGGTGTAGCCGCCGTCGTGCGATCCTCCGACCGGGTTGTGCGTCTGCCCGCAACGGCCACACCAGATTTGATGGCGGCCGAGCTTCTGGCCAGCGTCGGGCCGCACTGTGAGGACTTCGGTCCACTCGGCATCGAGTGCCTTGCGGCGAGCGTCGCGGTCGAGCTGCGCCTGTCGCCGGGATTCGCCGTCTAGGTCGAATAGGTCGAGCTGTTGATTCATGTGCGGATCTCCGATGAGAGCCACGCCGGCCGATGCTGCTCGACGAGCTCGGCGATCCACTCAGGCAGCGATGGCCAGTCGAGCGAGTCGGGTCGCCAGGTGCGTTCGCCTTCGATTCCGGGTTTGTCGGCGTGCACACCGTGCACGGTGACGGCGATAACGGCGATGGGTGCCTTGGCCATTGGCAGCGTGGTGTTCTTGGTGAACGTCTGCGCCAGGTAGCGCAGGTGTACGCTGGCCACTTCGCAGAGGGCGCGGCGTCCGTCTGGTGCGCACGGTAGCCGGACGGGCTGGGCGTCGGTGATCTTGAGTGCGAGCTGCTTGGTGTGCTGCTCGGAGAAGATCTCGACGGCGATGTCAGCGTCGGTCATGACCCACCGAGCTTTCGCCGAACGTCCTTCGCGACGCGGTCGGCCTCACGCGAGGCGCGCGCGCCGATGATGATCGCGACGGCGATGACGACGGTCGAGGTCAGCGCGAACCAGGCGACCACGACGATAATGAGGATCTGCCACCAGCTCATGACGTCGCCTCGAATCCGGCTGCGCGAAATTCCTTGTCGCTGAATACGCGCACGGAACCGCGGCCCGGATACTTCACGACCCACTCGCCGCCCTTGATGATCCGCCCCGTTGGGCCACCGATGCCGATCTCGTAGCCACCACTCTCTCGCAGATAGACCCCGACGCCTGGGCCAATAAGTCCGCTCAGGACGCGAAACGCCTCAACGGCATCGTCTTCCGGTAGCTGGTATCCCTCGACGACCTGTGTGTACTTCTCGATCATGGCCGTGCCACCTCGATCACTTCGCCACCAACACCACTCACAACGAGATTGGCGAACAACCTTGCCTCGTCGCTGATTTCGTCACGCTCGAGGATCACGAGGTCGGCGCTCATGCCACGCATCGCGTTCAGCGTGCTGACGAACGTGACGCGCCCGGTCTCGCCGAGCGTGAAGACCGCAGGCGATCCGCGACGCACCTTCTGCGTCATGTTCTTCCATCGGATAGATGCAAGTCCCACAACGTCGTCCAGTCGCTCAAGATATTGCGGCCGGCTATCGCACAGCCAGAGCACGCGCTCATCCCTGTCGAGTGCGCGAATGAGTTCGACCCGCAGCGCTTCGCGTTTCACCACTCCCACCGCCTTCCGCATGCGCATTCGGTGATGGTCAGGATCGGCATCCAGCCGAACAGCATGTGCGGGTGGAATTCCCGCTGACGGTGGCCGACGACGCGGTGCCAGGCAGCGTGCAGGCGGTTCACGAGCGGACCTCGCGGTGAACGAGGAACTCCACCACGGGAATCCAGATGGCGGTTGCCGAATCCGCATAGCCCGGGACGTCGCTCGGTGTCCACTTGTGGCTGCAGTCCGGAAGGAGTCCGACCGAGTAGCCGTGAGCTCGTCGCGCGACGAGCATCTGTAGCGTGCCGCCTCCGTAGACGCTGGCGCTGCAATCGGGATGGAGCCAGCAACGGTTGCTGTTGTCGACCCACATCGCCCACGGAACGGTCCATGCGCTATCGCCGACCTCGAGGTCAGCGAGCGTCTTCTCTCGCAGTTCGTCGGGCAGCAGGGCCTGCTTAATTGCGTTCTCGGTCATTACAACGCTCCGATCTGCTTGAGCAGGCGTGCGCGTTCACACTGGGCGCCGAGGCCGGCACCGAGACGCCGGTCGAGTTCGGCGAGCTGCTGCTCGGGGGTGCGCTCGTACCGGGCTTCGAGGCGCTCGAACGCCTCGTCGTTGCGGGTGTCACGGCGCGCGGTCATTCGTCGTCACCGCTTTCGGAGTCGTCGCTCTCTGCCCCGTCGAACAATCCGTGAGGGCGTTCCTCGTCAGGAGTGTCGTTAGCCTTGTGTTCAGGCCAGAGCACGCCGGCCTTCGTCAGCCAGTCAGTGTCATCGGGTGAGACAACTTCACTGATCACAGCATCCCCGAAATGCCCCGTCTCTGTCGGCTTCTCCGGGTCGTCATGATCGTGTGCGATGGTCGGTGCGATCGCGCCGATCCAGTGGGAACCGATCTGCACACGGTGCAACTGCATCGAGTGCGTCCCGAACAGGTGCACCGCTTCCTTGCGGCGTTTGGCGATGCTGTTCAGCAACGCCAGCGACGACGGTGTGAAGCTGGTGCGCGGTGTGTCCAGGCGCGGGTTGCCGTCCGCGTCTACCGGCAGCGGCAGCGGGTCGCCGGACAGGATGCGTTTGGCGCGCAACAGCATTGCATCGTCAACTTCTTTCGTCTCGAACCGCAGGGCCGTCCCGGAATCGAACAGCTCCGGCGTTTCTTCGAGGACGAGCGTCTTGTCCTGTAGCGAGAGGTTGACGGTGTGCTGCGGGTTCGCAGCAGCCAACGGTTTGCACACGGCGATCACCGCTTTCGCATCGCCGCGCGGCCAGATAGCGCCATCGAGGCGTCCGTCGCAGCCGGCCCACGTGTGGCCGAGAACGTAACCGTCCGTTGATGTCCCGACCAGTAGTGCCACTTCGCCGGGCTCATCGCCGTCATAGCCGCGCGTCGTCTGCAGGTGGATACCGCGCCAATCAGCGGTGTCGATCAGGTCGGTCAGCAGATCGCACAGCTTCTTCGTGCCGATGGTGATCACTTGGTTGCCTCCAATTCGGCCTTGCGGGCCTCGTAGATTCCCTTCGCGACCTGGCGGTCGTCATCGGTCAGTCTGTCGAGAATGTCTTTGGGCACTACGGCTTTGAGATCCTCGATCGTTTCGGCGGCTGCTAGCGCGTCGAAGATGTTGTCGGCGTCCACCTTGGCTGGCTCCGGCTCGGGGTCGGGGTCATCGGCTGGCGCATCGTTGCGTTGCGGATCGGCGTCCTGAGCGATACCGAGCGCGGCGCGCACGCCTGCCACGCCGCGCACCGGGGCGGCCTTGGTCTTGGCCTGCTCCACGATCGCGGCGTCGACCACCAGGTGTGCAGCGTCCTCGAAGATCACGCCTGAAAACTGCTCCGGGAATGCCTGCCGATACGAGGCGGCCTCGGCGCACTTCGCCAGCTGATTGGCTGGCATCTTCGACCACATCGAGTTGGGTCGCGCGTTTGCTTCCACGGTGTAGGTCTGCACATACTCGGCGTAGTTCGCTGTGGCTGTGTGCTTCTCACCGTCGCGCATGATGGTGAACTTGGCGGCCGCCGGCGGCCTGGACGAGTCAATCCACACGTCGACCCACTTCTCGCCGTCGTGCCAGTACGGGCCGTCCTTCTCAAGCTTGATACCGAGCGCGTTGGCGACGCGGCGGCCGCCGAGCCGGTATCCATCGATACCGATCTGGATCGTCCACTTCATCACCCACTTTTCTTCTTGCTTGCGGGTCTGCGGATTCCACTCTTTGACCTTCGTGCGGCGGCCGATCATGTAAATCTGCTTGGCGAACGGGTCCAGGCCTGTGCGCTTGGCCTGATGGAAGAACACCTGCAGGTCGCCCGGGCTCGCGTCTTCCACTCCGAGCTGCTGTAGCGCTGCGACCTGAGCGTCGCTGAATTCGGTTTGGCCAGCGGCGATGGTTAGCTCGGTGCTGGGCGCAGTGACGATTGCGCCAGTCAGCTCGGTCGACTCATGTTGTGCTACTTCGGTGTTCATGCTGCGTTGGCTCCTTGGATCTCGTTGGTGGTGATCTTGTAGTTCGGCATCAACGTGATGCCGTACTTGTTGGGTCGGCGGTCAGCAATCTTGACGCCGTTGACCTGGGCGTACTGGGCGTTCCCCATGGCGTCGAGCACCTTGGTGGCGGCAAGCCGCTGCTTGGACTTGAGCGCCTTGAGGTCGGTTGACGTGGCGAGGAACTCGGCGGCCAGCTTTGGGTCGAGTTCTGCTGTGCTGCCGTCGATGTCGGGGTGCAAGGCCTTGACCGTCTCGTAGCAGCTGACCGAGTCGTCGAGCGGTGGTGCAACGAGAGTCTTGAGCGAGTGCATCCACCGGTAGGCAGCCTCGTCGAGCGCCTGGGCGACCTGCAGGTCGTAGACGACGTGATAGATCTTCGGCTTGCCATACTGCGGCCACAGCACGATGTCGGCGTCGTCGTGCCAGCCGGTGATGAACTGCTGCCAGATCACCTGCGCGGCATAGTCGGCCGGAACGATGCCACTGCCGTCGTCGCCCCACTCGGCGAGATCGCGGGCGGTCTTGATCTCGACGACCCGGCGCAGCTGCCCGCACGAAGCACGGCGGTCGATGGTTGCGGCGTTGCCATAGGGAAGGTCTGGCCGCGTGTACTGCACTTCGACCCGCGAGAGCCGCCACGTCGGCGGCGTCTTGTACTTCCAGTACTCTGCGGCGGCCAGCTCGGCGGCGTGCCCGTAGTCCCAATCGTCCTGCGTGGCAGCGGCCGCGGCCTTCGATTCGACTAGGCCGGCCATCTCGTGCCAGAGCGTGTACTGCGACTGATACCGCGAGATCCCGAGGATGACAGGGATCTTCGACGCGCTGACGAGCTGCAGCCATTCCCGCGAGCCGGGTGCGGCTGGATTCTTGACCTGGACCGCCTTCACGAGACTCGCCACCAGGGTTCGGTGCGGTCCATGCGGTCGACCTTCTTGTCGAACCGGCGTTCGTCGCGGTCGTCCTGCATCTGCTCGTAGTCGGGCTCGGCGTCCTCGTTGTAGCTCATGACGTTTCGCCCTGCTCGATCGCATCAGCGATGCCACGAAAGAATGCGGGAGCATCGGCACCGAGCTGCTCGATGAAGTATCGGGGGATGCTGAATCCTTGCCCATACCCAGTGAAGTCGATATGCGACGACGGTCGGTTCGCGTCCATTTCTACGGGCTTGTTCATCGCTTGGCCGCCAATCGGTTGATGCGGCGCGATCGGCGTGCCACCTTGTTGCGCTGGCGGCGGCGTTCGATCTCGGCCTGCGGAACGGTGCCTGCGTAGATGTGTGACTGGAATTGCAAGGCGTACAGCACTTGTCGGGCTGGTGTGAGTTTGGTGTCTAGCATCGGCGGTCTCGCTTTCGGTCTGGTCTCGGATTCAGTGGCCGGCAGTAGGTGCAGATGCCGGTGATCAGGCGCACGTACAGGCCGTGTTGCTGGCGCCAGCAGCGGATGCATGGGATGCCATCGACGAGCTGCTCGGGCGCGGTCACGGCGGCCTATGACGGAAGTCGTCAGCGTTCGGGCAATGCCGGTGATGGTCCTGGTAGGTCGGCAGGCCGAGCGCGCGCATCCCAGCGGCCTGCCCGAGGCTCACAACCTCTACGTGCGCGACCGGGCGGCCCAATCCGGCATCGAATTTCCTTGACAGCGAGAGGTTTCCGTCGCCAACGGGATTGACGTCAATCACCATGAGAACGTGCTTGGTGCCCTTGTCGCGCATGCGCCCTGTGCGGGCGAAGAAAATTCGTGCCTTGCAGCCTCGGCAGCGTGCGATCTCCTTCGGATCCGGAACGAACGCGTTATTGGCGGTGTTCATGCCGGCACCGTCCCCCGCGGCCGGACAGTGATGCGTGTCCGCCGGATTTCACGGTCCATGGCCGGTGAGTTCAGGATGCGTCGCGCCTGCTCGACGCGAGTCAGCTCGGCGCGCGCCTGCAGTTGGCGTTCGTTGAGTGCGTGATCATGCCAGGCGATGAACGCCATGAGGATCTGCGCCGTCTCGGCCGGATGATGCATGCAGCGTCCGGCGAGTTCAGCCAGATTCACTGCAGGATCAGGTGTTTCGAGGAACTGCTCAACCAGGTTCATTGCCGCTACGTGGATCTCTTCGGTTGACCTATACACCGGCCACCGCCTTGAGTCGCTGCAGATCGGCGCGGTTGCCGGGTGCGCTGTTCGCCGTCTCGCTCAGCACAACCCCGGCCGCTATCACGCCGATGTCGGCGTGCTGCCTTGCGGACAACGCACATTCGCGGACCACTGTGCAGCCGTGGCAGAACTCGATGGCGCGACGGCGTTTGATGGCCGCGGGCGTGCGGCTGTCGACGATCTCGTCCATCCGCTCGATTGCGTCATCGTTGGCGCACTTGGCGTACAGACGCCAGGACTGGTCAGCCATTGCGCTTCACCTCGGGCGCGAGGTCGTGCTGGCCGACGAGGTAGATCATTTCGATGTCGTCGTCGCAGTGGTACTCGAGGTACAGCGTGGGGATCCCATCGCGGCAGCCCTGCGTGTACTTCATGTCGCCGACGACGGTCCACGACCAGCCGGGCGGTGCCGGGATGGTCTCGATGACATCGTGGATCAGCCGCGCTGCGGCACCCGGCTTCGGCGCGTTCATCGCTGCGCCTCGGCTGCCCAGTCGTGGTGATCGATCAGGTCGATCACCTTGTCGATCGTGTGCGCCAACGTCGGCCCGGTGGTCTTGACTGGCGCGTAGGCGTTGGACTGCATGCCGATTGGCCAAAACCTGATCTCGACGATGGCAAGCCGGTCGGCGTCGGTGTGTTGAATCGAGTAGTTGCAGCCGTGCTCGATGGCCCGGGCCTTGAGTGCGTTGGCCAGGCGGCCGAGCTGCTCGTTCTCACGCTGCTTCTCTACGGCGATCTTGATGCCGTCGGCGATCTCGCCGTAGGTCCCGATGGTGCTCATGCCGTCACCGCATCGGGCATGAAGTACTCGACGTGTGTGATTCCGCGCGAATTCCATAGGGCTTCACGGGCTGCGAGGAACTCGTCGAAACTGCGGCGGCACAGCGCCGCGACCGTCAGTGAATGCCTGGCGGCGCGATGCCGGCCGATCTCCATCCGCTGATCGATGCTGATCTGGTAGGACTTCTGCAGGCGTGCGTTGAGCTTGGCCGCGCGGATCTTGGTGTGCCGGAAGAATTTCATGCGCTGCACTCGGCGATCGAGTAGTGGCCAGTGGCGGCGTTCGAGGCGACCAGGGTGCCGTTGACGGTGATTTCGCACGATGCCCAATAGCCGTACGTCTGGATCGAGTTGCCGGTCAGCTGATAGGCGGATCGCGAGTAGTCGCGCTGCGTGCCGCAGTAGTTGCCATCACTGGGCCGGAAGCTCGGCAGGTGCGTGCGGTCGAAGCTGCGTAGATCGTTGTCGCCGTCATACCAGGTGCTGACGCCGTTCTCCGTTGTGTCGCTACAGAACTGGTAGACGATTGAGTCGCCGGCCGTGGTGTCTGCGTGGGCCGGTGCCGCGACGACGAGCGGTGCGGCGATCGCGGCAGCGCCGATGGTTGCGGCGATGATGGTGTGAAGTTTCATGTGTCGAGGTCTTTCTCGTAGGTGTCGATGTAGGTGAGGAACTGCTGTGCGAGCACTTCGGCCTGGAAGGGTGATGACCACGGGCCGCAGTAGCGGGTGACGACGACGGCTAGCAGGTCCTGGACGCCGATCTTCATTGCGGCACCGCGCAATTCATTGACGACGTGCTCGGCTTCGGCGCGTGTGCGATAAATGCGCGGGCCGACGGGCTGCTCGCTGATGCACTGGCCGAACATGTTGTGCCGCTGCTGCAGTTCCTGCAGTAGCAAGCCGTCGGGCAGCATGACGGCGAACTCTTGGGCGATGGTCACTCGATCCACTCCCCACCCTCGACGCGGATGAATGTGTCGTCGGCAGAAGGCTTGTCGGTGAACTGTGCGCGGACACAGATGGCGAGCGCGGAGGCCATGAAGGCGAGTGCGATGGTCATGCCGCCACCTCGACTGCGTCGTAAGTGCGCGTGTTGACGTTCCATCGGGCGGACCACGCGAGCGCCTCGGCTATTGCCGTGGCGAACGGCCCGGGCAGCTCGGCAGCATCTTCGGGAAGCATGCGCGCGAACGTGTCTCCGCCGGTGTCGATTTCAATCAGGGCGCCGTTCATCCAGACAGTCAGGCCGCTGGCGTCGTCCCGCCAGATCGGTGACGGAGGCTGCGTCGGTGCGCTCATCGGACGCCACCGAACTGCGGGGCGGACTTGTAGACGCCGCCATCGAACAGATGCTTGTTGACATGTTCCTGCGCGTCGGCGAGGCGCCGCAGCTGCTCGACTGCGGCCTCGAGCTGCTCGGCGGCGTGCAGGGTGGCGTGGGCTTGTGCGCGTTGGCCGGCGGCTCCAACCGCGTACTCCTGGACGCTGTCGGCGAGCGCGTCTAGTGCGCGCGCCTTGTGGCTGATGGGCTGTTCGGTACTCTGATGCATGACGGCCTTTCGTGGAGGTTGTCGAGAGTTGGATTTGATTCCCCGGCGCGACGGTTCAGGTCGCGCCGGGGTTTTTCGTTGTCCCTGCGCTATCCCCTTGATCCGCAGGGTGTTCCGGCGAGAAGTCGCCAGAAGTTTGGTGTCCCACCCGGCGCGCGCGGGTAGCGTCCGCGCTGCTGGCCGGGTGGGACGGGTCCGCCTGCGCGCGCACAGCCCCTGGCGCAGCGGCGGCGGACGGCTGGTGGCTGAAAACGCGCTCGATACGGCGGACCTCAGCGTCGGTGAGCTCGGCAGCGAACGGGTTGCTGATGCGGGCGTTGTCCCCGGCCGTGGATCCATCACGGCCGGGGCGCCCGTCTCCTACGGTTGAGTCGCCAGAACCATCCGAAGGAGAAGAATCGTGGAGATCAACAACATCGGCCAGATCGCGTTGCCCGACGGGGCCGTCCGCTGCAAGAAGCTCCGTGACACCGTCGTCAACGCCGGACTGATGGGAGGGGACGTCGTCGCCGACAAGACGTTGCTTTACGGGCTGCTCGGCATTGTCGCCGAGATCGAGGCCTCCATCAGCCACGCGGACTAGCCCCTCGCGCTGCAGCATCCGCAACGCCAGCGTGGTCGAGTCGGCCGCGAGGCGTTCAACTCGTGCTGCGGTCTCGACGCGACGGAGTGACGACCGGATCGCGTCGAGACCGCAGATGACGTCGCTGTGGCGCTGATCGAGGATCCGGGCGCGCTCGCGGGCTCTCACGATGCGGCCTGAGTGACGTTCATGATTCTGGTCCGCACGGCAGTGCGGGCCAGTAGAGTTCCCAGGCCATCAAGAAATCTGTACTGGGAGGTAAGACGATGAAACATCATCTGATCGGCGGTTGCGCTGTGCTCGCGATCGGTGCCGGGCTGCTGCTGGGAGCGGGTTTCGCCAACGCTGAGACGTACGGGCCTACACCACCGCCGGGTGCTACGGCTCAGTGCAGCGATGGCAGCTGGTCTACGAGCCACCATCGGTCGGGTACATGCAGCGATCACGGCGGTGTCGGCCGATGGCTTAACTGAGCTGACCGTGCCACTGCGGTCCTCCACGTATGCGTGGGGGGCCGTTTGCATGCAGGCACTCATGATGCAGCCCTTGCGCGACGGTCGGCGCGACCGAGGATCCGCGAAACCTGTTGCCGTTGCGCTGCAGCAGTATTCAATCCAAAGGAGGAATCATGACCGCATTCAACCCAGAGCGCTGGCCACTGGCACCCGGCAACGCGCCCGCAGAGGTCGAGGCACTCCTGCAGGCCGAAGCTGCCAAGTGGCCCGAGCCGACTGCGGCGCAACGGCAACAGGTTTCGCGGATCCTCGGTCGCGCTGACCGTCGCATCATCAACGCCAAGCCAGCGCGGTGACGCAGTCCGGGGCCTGGACTCGATCATGGCCGCGCCCCATCGAAGGGATTCGCCATCAGTGCGCGATGGTCAGAAATCCGAAGTTCTCGCAGGATGGACGTGTAGATCTCGGCGTCGATCCGACGGAGTTGGCCAGTCTCGACGTTGGTGATGAATGAGCGGTCCACGCCGACCCTCTGCGCCAATTCAACGATCTTGCGGCCACGGGCCTCGCGAATCGCTCGCAGTGCGGGACCTTGCACGGCGATCATTTGCACGGCGATCATTCGCGGAGCATCGTCACCGCAACCAACCGAACGGGGGACACGATTGGTGGCCCCATGATTCGTCAGGATGAGGCCCAGCAGACCAAAGATCGCGGTTCGCTCGGCGCCGGATAGCGCCTCCGCGAGACCGGCGAACTCGGCCAGCCGCCCCCGGTACTGCTCGGCAGTCACGACCAGGTCGTCATCGGAATTCTCGGCACGCTCGCGCTCGGCCCGGGCGATCGCGATCGCCTTCTGCGTTTGGGCGTTCGCGGCTTCCAGCTCGTCGAGGACGTCTACGCACTGCTTACGTGTGCGGTCTCGTGCGTCCGCCGGTGTGCTCAT